CCTTTTGTTCGTTAAATGCCTGATCGCAAAACACTGTTTTAAAAGAGCTAGAAGATAAAAGAATTCCAACATATTTACCTTGTTCTTTGCAAAGCCCGGCGGGGAGAATATTATCTCCAACTTCAGTACCAAGCTCGTTATCATACTCAAAAACAAGAATTTGCGGTTCAGATCCTTGAATATAATCGTCAAGACTCGTTTGAATAACTCTTTCAAGATTTTCCTTAAATGTAGCTACCCTTGCCCTATAATCCTCTTCCTGTTCGCCTTCGTTTTTAGGTAAAGTAACTGATTCATACAGCGACTTTACATACCTTAAAACTTCTTGCTTTAAGAGTTCGTTCATGTTCTTTTTTATTATACTGCATAAGACTTGAATTGAACAATGATTGGTAATTTATATATTCTTTCCGTTGGCCCATTTAAAGAAATTTCTATCCCTATAGGAAAAAAATCTCCACTACTTAATCTGGTAAATAGTTCTAACTCCACTCCGCTTTTCGCTATCTGTTCATGAATATGTTTATTAGTTTTAGTATTGTAACCAAACTCATCATAAAGTTCAACAATATAGTTTTTTCTCCATGACACTAAATAGAAAAAGTTTATAGACAAATTTTGCAAGAAATATATATCGTACCTATCAGATATGGACGCAATATCTACAGAATAAGAGAGTTTTATTTTATAAATCTCTTCGCTTGTTTCCAAATCGTAAACAGCATAAAGAAATCTATAAATTTTCTCTCCATAAAAAGAAGAGATTTTGTCAAATTCAATTTCAAGTCTATCTTGTATGACAAGATCTGGTGGTCCTCCAGTACTTTTAGGAGATTTGGAAGTGTAAATATTTATTGGTGTTACATCTCTTCTGCTTATCATGGAGATAACCTGAACTCAAAATAAGATGATTCCCTTCTTTCTATTGGTGGACATTTTGTTGAAACTGTATCTCTATCCTGAAGACCGTTCGGGTTATATAAATCACACAATTTACTTAAAAAAGTAATTGGATCTATTATCCCATAATACCTATTCCATGGATAATTTAGGCCCATAGAATTTTCCGTAAGACTGTTGGATGGTATGTATGGTTTTGTAGTTAATAAATTTCCGTAAAAGTTAGCATTGACGTATAACGGATTGGTAAGACCATACGTTGAAGAGTTTGGATTGTAAATATAGATAGCAAGCAAAGCTAAGTTTAGGTAATACTGATTATAAGGATATCCTGGATACCTACTAGTAAGAGATTGTAGCCCAGAAACGGAAACTTCCAAATGAAGATGCGGGTTAAAAATCATTCCTGTAGACGTGAATGCAATTAGCTGATTTTCTTTGACATTTGTACCAGCAGAAACTTGCGGATTAACATGACCATAAAGAGCCCAAAATGTATTCTTTCTAAAATTGTGTCTTATAACAATATATCCGCCACAATTAGTAGTTAAACACCAGTTTCTTTTTGCTACTTCTACCCTACCGGGGGCTATTGAAAAGACAGGAACATTTCCAGTATTTCCAGCGTAAGCCAAATCAACCCCATGGTGAGAAGATATTGGCATATAAGCAGAATCTGTGTTTATTATCCTTCTGAACCTTATGTATAGGTTTTTATCTGCTTGACTTAATGAGGTGGGAATGTCTTTACTAAAAAATTGTTTAATTGCAATAAATCTTTCCTGTAAAGTATTGAGAGTTAAAGAGTTGTTATTTGTAATCCTACGAACCAGAGGTAAAAAATCGGGATTCAAAAGAACTTTGTTAGACAAAAAGTTTTTTAAGTATTGATAATAAATTCCACGTATAAACCTATCTTTCGGGTATGGCTCTCCATAAGTCATTGTTATATAAACAGCGTTGCAGTTTTGTAAAGGAAAGTAAAGCCTTCTTGCCATAGACTACCACGCTGACATAACTACTCTGTAGTACGGACGTAAAAGTTCTCTTAGTTTGGCTTTATATTCGTTATAAAGATTTTCGTACAGTAATCCATTATTTCCAAACGAAGCATTAAAGCCTTCAATTCCGAAAGACTTAAGTCCTGCAGTTAAGTATGCGGAAAAGTTCAATATAAGTTGCATTACTGTTCTTACCGCTATAGCCTCTAGAAGGTCATATGGTCGGTCTGTATCTGTATACCCAAACTCATAGTCAATCATAACTACTTGAGGTATTCTTGGAATAACTGGACCATATTGAGAACCATAAAGAGGGTCGTTTCCTGATGTAGTGCCTAATATTCTTGCCATAACAGCGGGAAATATCTGTATTCCTCCCTCCTTTTTGTAGACTAAAATTTCATTTGGACGATAAAGTCTGAAGAAGATATTTTTTCCTTCATATCCTGGTGGGGCAGTAAATGCAAGGGCTAGATAATACACATTAATAATAGGTGCGTAGTATGTTTGTATGTAAGCGTTGCTTCTACCATCCTGTCTTTCTGCATCACCAACTTTTATTGGAGAGTATTTAATGTTTGAAACCCACGCTGTAAGTTGTGCGGGAACTAAAAGTTCGAACGGAAGTGTTCCAGGTTTATAAAGTGCAGGGTTATTAGCATATAGGTTTTGTTGGTCTGGAGTAAGATCGCTCCATTTAGGAAAATCGTAGAAGTGCGGGTTAATTGCATCTTTATATTTTGCTCTATTTTCGTATGCCTCTTTCGGCGATTTTGGAAGGTTTGTAAACCTTGCTGGGGTTATAGAGGTTTTTATTCTTTGCTCTACATATTGAGTTGATCTTTCAATTTCTCTCTTTATAAAATCTTGAAGTTCTGGGGTTTCCTCAGGAAAAATAATTCCTAAAGACTTATCCAAAACTATTTGATAAATGTCTTGTAAAACTTTTTCATTTAACATCTTCTCTTCTTTATTTTATGTGAGGTTTACTGAAGATTTTTGACGAAGCGATCAAAGTCTTCTTCACTAATAAAAGTAAAAATTTCTTTGTCTTTTTTTATTTCATCAGTTAGCTCTGCAATTCTTCTCTCTATAGATTCCAAGTGTGATAAAATTTCATCAAGTTTTTTAATTCCTCCAGTGGCAACGCTTTCATGCATTTTTTCTTTAATAATTATCCGCCTTTCGTTTAATAGTGAAATTAGTTCAAATAGCTTCTTATTTTTCTTCGCTAGCTCAAGAATGGTAATTTGTTTGTTTCCAAGATATATCTCTATTCCAGAAATTAGCTTAAAGTGAAATTTTGTAAGCTTTTCTGTTTTGAAGACTTTAAAATAGTCTACTTTAGTTAATTCGAAAAGTTTTTGCGATTTTTCAATGTCCTTTAGAATTCCCGTTATGTCTTCTCTCTCCTTTGAAAAAAGAAAGGTTGGTTTGTATGATCCAGTAACGAAGCTATTTACAAAAATATATATATCTGCATCTGTCTCAATTAGCCTTTTGACGAAAAAACGGATCTACATCAAGAGTATTAAGCCAATCGTAAATTTGGTCTACCAATCTTGTAAAATCAACAAGGTGAACTTTTGTTGCGCTGATACTTAGCAAATCTGACGGCCTCACATCTAATCTTTCATCATTGTAGTAAACTGCTTCAGTTATAACATCTAGTAACGCAACTCTAGAAAACAGCTCTTGAAGCCTTGGGTCTATTTGAGAAAATAGTTCCTCTATGTGGGATTGTTTGTCAAAATCTGGCTCAGACTCTACAAGTTGTCCATCTTTCATGACAGTTACTTTGTACCTCAAAACGTATTCCTTAAAATCCTTATCTTTTTCTAAAATTTTCTTAAAAACATCATATCTTTTAAAAACTACTTTGGCTTCATCAAAAATGGTTGGCACTCTTACTTCAAAAGAGTAGCTTCCTATAGAAAATTTTTTGTTTTCTAAGTCGCCGAAGAGAGAAACAATCTTTGCTTTTTCTTTTTCTACCTTCGTCATACTGATATATTATAACACAAATTTTATTTGTGTTTAGATTATCAGTGATCAGGAGATTCTTCTTCAAAAGAAGCAAAGAAGTTAGGCAGTTGATCAAAAAGCCTTTTTATAATGTTTTCATCTTCCGAAAATCCTTCAAAGGATACATAAAAACTAGATTTTCCTTCATATATGTTTGGCACCCCAAATCTAACGGTTGCATACGAGTAAAATCCTGTGAAGTTTTTTAAATATGTTTTGGAACATTCTCTTATAGTTGGAAAAATGTAGTTGTTAATGAATATTAATCCAAATCCATCTTGATTGTTTTCAAAATTTAGATGCTGTACAAAATAAAAAGAATTAAAACCTGGACCAATTATTCTTAAAAAATTTCCGCTAAAATAAGCCGAAACATTAGTAACAATATGATGAAACCGATTAATGAGTTGTATGTTGGCGCTGGGCATAAATCTGTTATACGTTAGCAGAGAAGGAAAAATTAAGTAAAACTTGTCTTGTTGGAGCGTCTTCTCTTACATAGCGAAAAATAATAAACGGCAAATACGATCTTGGGGCATATGTATTTGGAAAACCTTGTGGCTGAGGATAAAGAATTACCGATGGACCGTTAGAAGCTGTTGCTGTTATACTTGTTTGTCCATACTGAATGGTATTTGCCGTGGCTTGTATAATGTTTTCAGTTGTAAGCGCAACATTATCCATATAATCATTTGCATCATTGCTCGCTAATGCGGTAAGTCTATAGGTTATGTTTGTATTAAACCTCAAGTCATTTGTATAAGAGGGATCTGAAAAAAATAGTCCTTTTTTATTTGCTTGTGGATCCCCAGCAAAAAAGGAAATCGGTTTTGCTACTGGATATGAAGTTAGTGTATTGTCTATTTTTGGTACAGCAATGAACATGCCGTAATACTCATCGCATCTTCCTCTATCAACAGAAAATATTGGATTTGCTATTATGTAGTCGTTTACATCCGCACCAATTGGTAAAATAGTTGTGTTTGCAAAATACAAAACTATAAAGTCAATATAGTACCTCTTGTTATTGATTAAGTACGGCCCTACACCCCCACAAGATGGAGATGAGGGCGCACTTAAACAAACAGCAGACCCTATTCTGCTAGAAGCATCGTTGTGTCTTTTTATGTTCTCTAAAAACTTTATTTTCCAAGAAACCGTATCTCTATACCCCCTTACAAATGACTGTAGTCTGTCTTGAAAATTTGGCAATCCTTTTCCCTTTATCTGATTTACAAACACCCACTCGAACTGGGGGTTAACAGTTGTATTTATGTTTATGATTACTGACCCTAGTGGATCAACTAGAAAATCTAAGCCATAAAATACAGCGTAAGATCTGTCTGGCATAACTCTATGATATTATACTATTAATACATTCCAAAAACTACCTTCATTTGCAAAATAGTTGGCTTAATCTTGTAGTTAATATTTTGAAGAAATACCCAAAGATTAAAAAACTCGGTATCTACATTCCTATATGTATTAGGAATAGATGTGCACGCATCTTTATCCTTTACAAATATTAAGTTATTAGAATCAAAGGAATTGCACGAATATAATTCAACATAGCTATTAAACAAGTTAACAATGTCATCATCTACAATGACAGCTTCCCTAAATTTATCTTTTGAATCGGAACATATATTACCATCATCGCACAGCACGTAATCAAAGAACGATTCTGTAAGTCCTTCTATTGGGTTGGAAAATATTAGATCCATAAGCGTATACGCCAAAAGCTTTTGTTTTATTATATCCGGATGAATGTCTTCAGAAAACAAATTAGTTGTAGTTGATTGTGAATAGCTGTTAACATCTATTTCTGTACTTGATGAGCTTATGAGAATATTTTTGGAAGCCGCAAAAAATAAAGATGCGGCAAACTTAAAGGTTTCTTCTAAAGGATAAAAGTATATGTTCCTGCTATCAAAGGTTAGGATATACGCATAGACCGTTAACATTGTAGACAATGTTAAATCATTTAAGTGTTTATTCTCACTAAATGTAAAGATAGATGCATTTTTTATGTTATCTAAAAATCTAGAGATGTTGGTAGAATCTTGAGTATAAACATCAAGAGAGTATATTGGGTTGCTTAATGAGGAAGGTATGTTTATAATTCCTAGGTTATTTAATTGTTTTAAAAAGGAGGCGTATATTTTGGCCCAAGAAAAAACAAGTAAATATAAGTCGTATTTTTCTCTTTGCGTCAACACTCTTGATGAAGAAGAAAACGTTCCATTGCCTCTTATAATTTCATAAATTGTAGAGCCATCAGAAAGGATGCTGAGCAAGTAATTATATGTAGAGGCTATTTTTTCTGATGTGTCTTGTAAGTTGGTTGGTACAAAACCAGAATTAAACGTTAGCGGTTTGGATATTTCTGTTAAAGTTAAGTAAATTAAATCGGATATGTATTGCCAAATTGTTGTTTCTTGGTGTAAGGTGGAAACATCTAGAACATAAGAGTTTAAAGAATCACTATAGGTAAAAATAATTTTAAATTGTGTTCCTACAAAATCTCCCTGTTTAGTAACCAAATAATTCATCAATTTGTTATCCATTGAGTAGTAGTAAGAATCAAAAGAAGCGTTACTTAGTCTAAGTTTTACCCCATTCAGTGGGTACAAGGAAAAGAAATAATTTTTTGCTCTTTCCAAATTTTCTGTAATTAAATCTAAGGAAAATACTGGGACATAATTTGTTTCTTGTGTGAAAATCCCTACTTGCGGATAATCACTAGAGAGAGTCTGGTAATAACTCCTAGAAAACACTTGGTGATATGAGTCTATATCGGGATAAATTTTTCGAAAAAAGTGTTTTGACGAGTCCAACAAATCTACTCTAATTATGTATTCTAGCTCTTCATTTGGTCTTACATTCCTTGGTATCAAGATAAACTTTTTTGAAAAAAGATCTGTATCTAAGATTGATCCTATGTACTCTGAATTTTCCGTATAAAAAACCCCTACAAAGAAATCGTCCTGATAGGCATCTTCATCTGAAGAAATGCTGTAAGAACCAGACTCGGTTGTCAAAGAAACTCTAAATTTCCTAGAAAACTTTTTATCAGATATTTTTTTGATCCTTAGAGAGTCTGTAAAGACAAATTTCAAGTAAAAAAACGGAAGATGTTCATTTATTGGATTGCTTATTTTAACCACTATTTCTTTTGAGGGATTTTCCTCATCTAAAATTAAATCTTCGTGGGTCAGCGTTTGACCTTTATCTTTACCGTCTAAAATAAGTTGATTAAGGTAAAAAACTTTGGATAACATAATTGATTATCTCTTAAATATTCCATAAACCTTTAATTGATTTGCAGAATCTGTATTTTCTACTTTTATAACTATCGATCTGTCTTGTAGAGAAGCTGAGCTGGTGTGAATGGGAGTTTCCTCTTCATTAAAGTATATGTTTACATCTGCTTGTCCTATTTCAATTTTTATAAAGTTATAAGAAGAATCATCGTAATTAACAGAATATGTTGACGATTCAATAGTTATTTCGCCATTTGTAGCGTCTATATCTATTACCAAGCTTGGAGAACTTGCTAGTTCACCAAATTTTGCTTCAATAATTGATATTGAAACATCTGCAGAATAATCAGAAACTACATATATTTCTGTCAATGATCCTTCGTTTGTAATTATTTTTTCGCCGGGTGATAGACGTATATAGTGCTTATCTTTTGTAAGAGTTGTAACTTTTTCATAAAAAGCTTCGTCTATTTCTTCTGTCATTGTGTTCAGATCATTGAAAACTATATATTTCTGCCTCAATGACTGATTTGAAAGATTGAAGGAAACTGAAGAACCAGAAAGATTAAATGTCGACAAATCGCTATCCAGGTAGTCGTAAATAAGTGCTATTTTTCTTTTTGAAGCTTTTAGCGTCTGCACTACTTTATCTACTATTGATATTGAACTACCAAACAAAGAGGAAAGAGTAATCAAATCATTAAATATAAAAATACCATTAGTTGCTGGCGGGTTAGATTGATCATATTTTTCCAACCAAACTAAATCGTCCAAGTAAAATATATCTAAACCAAAATCGCTCTCTATTTTGTTCAAGAATTTAGAAATGTCAATATAATATGTTTCTGTTCCGTCAGAGTAGGGGCCATTGTAAATATTAAAGAAGTTTGTTATTAGCTTAAATTTAACATCTTTAAACTTTTTCTTCACATTTAAAAATAGATGGTCAAAAATTTTATTCAAGTTCAGGAGGTTTCTTACAAACACTCCAACATTTTCAATTACTGATGGAAGGCTATTTATCATAGCCCTCTTTAACATTTGCGCTTGTGATTCGGTTGCGTTTGTACAGGTGCTTAGATCGTTTAAATCTGTACAAAATTTTGCTTCGTAAGGATCATAAAAGTAAATGCTATACATTCCTTGGTATTTAAGATATTCTAAAAAGTTGGTATTTGTTTGCAATAAACTTATATAGTTATCAGGAATTACTGTCAGTTCAAAAAGAAGCGAAACTCTAACCCCACTAGGTAATGCTGTTAACAATGCGTTAATTAGATTTTTTATTTCTGTTTGTTTTTCAACAAACTTGTGAAGGTATACAGGAAGAATAATTTCTTTTATAGAAACATTTAAATCTATTTGTACTTTCGTGTAGAAATCAGAAACTTCATCTACCACATTATCTAAAGTTTCTATGCCGTCCAAAAAGTTCTTAAGCTTTAGTCTATTAAATATGACGGGATGCCATAAAAGATTACCGTAGGTTTGATTCTTATTTTCTATGGCTTGGACTTCTTGTTGCAATTGATTTATGTTGTTGTTTATACTTGAAATTGTCGAAGAGAAAGTTGTGGTGTCAACACATCCGGAACATGTTCCGCTACCGCCGCCACCACCACCGCCGCCCCCACCGCCACTACCACTATTGTTTTCTAGTGCAGTTACTCTACCCTCTAAGTTTGTTAATCTTGTATCCAGACTAGAGGTTTGCGATTCTAGGTTAGTGGTTCTTGTACTTAAGTTTGTGATATTTGTTTCCGCATTTGTAACTCTTGTAGAAAGGTTGTTTACACTTGATTGAAGCGTACTTACATTGGCGTTGGTAGTGTTTAACGAAGATTCTAAATTTGAAAGTCTTGTATTTATTGTTGTTATAGTGCTTGTTGGCGAGATTGCAGAATCAATATCTGCTGTTGTAAAAGATATCCCTGACCACAAAAGCTTATTTTGAGAGTTTAGAAAAGAAGAAAACGGCTCCAACTTTAACCAAGTAGAACTATTTCTTAAAACGGCTGGGTAGCTATCAACGTTAGAAACAACAGAATAATCTATACTATTGGCATTAATCTTTCCGTTGGAAAGAACATTGTTGTTAAACCAAGTTGTCAAGAAATCAATAGTTTTTATATTACTAAGACTTAACCAAGAATTCCTGCCCAAAATAAACCTTATTACAGCTCTTATTTGATTTAGGTCGTCTTGCAAGTTTGTAGTAGTAATAAACGGGTTGCTATCATTAACGATTTCAGATTGAACTATTTCAGTCTGCAAAAGATGTGATACTGGCATATCCTCTTATAATATTAGCATAGAAAAGCACCATCTTCTATGAAGAAGAACATCAAACTTACTCAATAAATGCGTAAATATTTACCAACTGTAGCTCTAAAACAATATTGGATATGTTAAATGTCAAATAAACTATGCCATTTGCGGGGTTATTGTGTGTATAGGAAATCGGAGCACTAAAATTAACATTTTTGTATATATTTCTTCCAAATTCTTGGTTTGCGCTTAAATCTGTAGAACTATATACCGCTAAAGTATGTTGTGTTGCTCCATAAGTTACAATAATAGAAATATCAATTGGTACAGGAATAAAGTTTCCTCCATAATCCGTTGCCCTTAGAATAAATTCAGCGCCATATAGCCTGAAAACTTGGTCATTTGTAAGTATTGTTATTGGTATTGAAATTGCCCCGCTGTTTGAAAACACCATATTTCTAATCGTATAAACCATTGGTTTGCTAATCGTGGCTTGCATGTATAAGTCTTTTAATCTGTCAAATGGGGTTTTTATTTGAGAGTCCAATGTGATAGATCCGGTAGATGGATTTATCGTTCCAAGAAGAATTCCTTGGGAATCATTAATGTCCGCTTGTATTTTATATGAAGATACCAAATTTATTAAATTACTTTGGTTATCGTATGTAGCATTAGCATTATCAGTATGTGAATCGTTTATAATAAAAACATTCTTTGCCGATGATAAATTTCCTTTCCAAGTAAATCCCCAATGACCGAAAATGGAAACATTATTTACATAGTCAAGATCTCTAAAAACTTTTAGTGGTGGATAAAAAGATATATTACCAAAGTAAACTGGTGCGTAGCTATAAGGCAAGACAGAAGCTAATATATCAAACTCTCCAGTCTGATAATTGAAGACGATAAGGTCAGAGATAGAATGATACGAAGCTTCATCTATCTTTAAAAATTCTCCGGTTCTTTCATCCAAAACAAAAATTTCTTTTGTTGAACTTGTTTCTGGAGACAAATTGTCTACTCCAACGTAGTATTTTTTCGCTAAGCTACCGGAAGTTCTTTTTATTGCTTTAGAAACAAAAAAGAATCTTACCCTATCGCTTTCAGAAAGACTTGTCTTTAGGTCCCCAAGATTCACTTTTATAAGATTTGGTATGTATTCATCGTCTTTGTAAAAAGCGCCGTTTCTATACTTTGGAAAATTTTTAGGTATGTTGTAATATCTTCTTGTATTTGTGCTCGAAATAACCTCTAAAACAAGTTCTTTATCGGTTATTTTTGTTTTTAAAAACGGGAACTCCAAAAGGATATATCCGTTCTCATCTTCTAGATTGGTTTGTAAATTTAACTTAGAAACCCCTGTTTCCTCAATTAGATCTTTAAAAAACTCTCCATTTTTATTTTTGGGCGTAGGAAATATTTTTCCAAACCTTACCCTTCGTATTACAAGCCTTCTATTTCCATTAACATTTTCAATAGTAAATTCTGAGTTATAAAGAGGTGTCCCATTTACATAAATCGCTAAAATATCCTCAAAAGAGTAAGTAGAAGATTTTGACGGCGAAGTGGAAGACGAACGAACATATCTAAAAGTCTTTTTAAACTCTATAGGATTACCTTCTGATCCATTTAAAACACGTAGGTCATCAAAAAGTATTGAATACCTAATTAAACTGTCGGAAATCTCTGAAATACCCATTTGATCTATAAACTTTAGTTTTTGCCCACTATTTACACCAATTGTATAAAACGTAATTGAGCCCTCTGTTATTTTTTCTCCAAAAAACAAAGATGACGGGTCTGAAAAAGATAGTAGCCCCGAACCAAAGGTAGAAGAAAACAAAGTTGTTACATCGTCTGTATTTTCGTTAAAAGATGAAGAAATCTCAGAAAAGCTATATATTTTAGCGGTGTTAGATAAAAATTTCTTCATACTAATACCCTAATACCTATTGCATATTTTACATTAAAAACATCATCAAATGGATCTATGTAAATCTTTGGAACAGAGTACACCTCTGTTCTTAAGATGTCAATATCTCTATATCGTTCATACTGAACATCATTCAAAATAAAATTTTTTATCTTTTCCTCATAACATCTTCCTGAGACTCCCAAATCATCACAAATCTCGTCATCGTTGGATGATTCTATCGGGATGGTTAAAAACTTTGTGTAATAGTAGTTATAAATTACTTTGTTTACTAACTTAATGTCTTTAAGCTTTATACTCCAGATAAAATCGGGACCACTATAGTTTTGCCTCGCTATACTCCTTAAACACATGTCATCACTAATATCTTTACATGTGTTCTTGATACTTTGAACCAAACCTCCCAAACGCAAATCATCGGCGCTTCCAGAAGTATACAGCTCATCAAAAAGCCCAGCCTTAATCATCTTCACAACTTCCCTTAGCGGGTATTTAGGATAACCTGGAGTTCTAAACGATCCCCTTATTCCGTTGTCATCATATATTAAAACGAACAAATTTATATCTCCATTTATTAGCTTTTGTATGTAAGAAGAGTAGTCAGTAACTGAAGAAGACATATTTTGTAATGCCTCATTAATTGTATTTTTATATTTATCAAAAAGTTGTTGTGTTAAAGTTAGTCCTATATAAACATTGTTTACGCTACTAAATTCCTTAATATCCAAAGCGGCCTCTAAAATTTTTGAAGAAATTTTGAAGACATCTATTCCTTCAGACTGAATTTTTTCCTCGCTTTTTATTTTTCTATATACTTCACTTTTTAAATTTTCAGTTAGAGTAATGTCAAACTCTTTACTAGAAATCACATCAAACAACACGTTAAAGTATATTGGTTTTACTCTTAATATGTTGATTATTGTTCCAACTGGCTTATAATTTTCCAATACCTGCTCTAATGGAGAAGCTATTGCGTCATTGAGAATTTTTTCCGAATTTATATACACATTTACAATTCCTGGATACTCAGAGCTAGAAATAGCGTATTCATTTTCCGAAAGGAAAGTTTTCAGTGCAAAATCTAAAGAATCTAATGTTCCTCTTGGTAATGAGTTTATATAATTTACGAATCTTGTTCGGTACTCTTCATCTGTTTCTCTGTCTTGGCCACCTGTTATAAAAGCATTTTCCCCAATCGTTAGCATTAAACCATCATCACTAAGCTTAGAAGCTCCATCAAAATCGGCAAACATCGTATTGTTTGTATCTATTTGAATAGTTATGTCATTTTTTACCAAAAATTTTCTTCCAAAGAAGACAACGTTTTCGTTTATTCTTGATGGTAAAAGATTTTTATCCTGCCCATAATCTGAAGATATAATTGGAAGAATTAAAAGTGCTATGGGCTTACTAGTTCTAAGAAATACTGTTTTCAAGAAATTTTTATACATTCTTGAAATATTTTGCTCACCATCGACTTCAAAAAACATATCTTCTGTAAATGGCAAAAATCTTAAAGGTGGCAAAATATAATAGCTTGATACATCTCCTCTGTCATTCATAACGTCTATAGAGGGTGTATTGGGGTATACTATTAGCGTGTCGTTTTCTGGATCCCAAAATGGAAAAACAAATCTTGCTCGATCTATAGATTCTACAGAATCAAAAGAAAACCCAACCGTCTTTAGAAATGCGTATCCCATAGATCTTTTTCCAACTTTTCTTTTTAGTCCAGAAAATCCATAAATCAAATTATCTAAATACTCACCGCTAGCTGTTGCTATAAAGCTGTTCTTTTTTAAATCATCTAGCTCCGTGTAAGCATTTTCTAATTCTACAGATACCGAATAAAACAAGGACCTTAAAACGCTTCCAGGATTTATCTTTGTAATTTTGTCTTGAACCCTAAGAAAAATAGTTTCTAATGCTTGCAGTATTTCGAAACGACTTCTCATATTCTTTTATTCTATTCAGTTTTTCATGTGAAAACTAGATTAAGAAAGATCCTATACTTAAAAAACTTAGGCTTTACATCTATTTCAATGTTTAGATACCTAGTTGCATACTCTTCAACATCCTCTACAACTATGTCATTCACGTACTCTACATCTTCCAAACTTTCAAGCTTTTTTATTTCTTTTAGAACTTCGTTTGTATCTATTTTTCCCGTTGCACCTATATACCTATTCAAATTCCAACCAAAAAACTCGTTATGTGGCAATTCACCAACATTAGTTATTAACCAAAAATATACTCTTTGTACAAAGGCCTCCAAGTTGTAAACAAGTCTAATATCCTGCTCGTATTCATCAAAGTCTATAGATCCATCCCAATTAAGTCTTATATCGTTTGGAAGTTCTTGTGAGCTTTGATTCTTAAAGTTATAAGAGGAATAATCGCTAAAAATTGATTGTACATTTTCTGTTAATACTCTAACGTCTCTTATTTGTAGAGAAGAATACCTAGACATCTACAATGTCCTCCCTCTCACCTGAAATAGCTTTTAAGAACTTCAAAAGATGGGTAGAGAAATAATTTAGTTCCTTAAATTTAATCAATGCCACATTCTCTATATCAATATATTCTTTTTTTCTAAGTTCGATAGGAAAACTTTCAATACCAATCTTCTCCTTACTAATAAGATTATCTACCGGAAACTCTTCTGGTAAATAAAATACTATATTTTTGTCTGTGCTAACAAACATTAGGTTGTAGTTAAAAAATCTAAGCCCACTTAATTTTATACTTAAAACAAGTTTCGACATTTCCTCAAAGAAAAATTTCTTTTCCTCTGATATTTGCTTATAATTGGCGTAAACATTAAGAAGATCCTCTGACAATAGCGAAATTTTTTTAAAAAATGACTTTTCAAAAAATGCGAATTCTTTGTTTAAAAAATATTCAAAATGATTAAAGAGCTTGTAGTTAAAAACTCTCAATATTCTAAAGAAGAGTAGTGCTTTATTGCTTACTTTTACGTGTCTATCTTCGTCAAATTCTTTTATTTTTTCATTGTACAGATAGACTCTGCTTTCAACTATTTTTAGCTTCGGTATGTATATTCTTTTCCCAGATATTTTTGCTAAAAGAAAATCGTCAACTATTTCTCCATCAATAGCCAATTCTTCTGCAAGCTTAAGAGCCTTTGTACTGTTAGTAAAAACTATAGAGAAGGGAAATGTATAGTGTTTAAACTTGTATAAAAAGCCTTCAACACTTTCCAAATTCTCCAAATAGCTATTCAAAGTCAGGCTATGTTTAATGCAGAAGTCATAAATAAAACAAAACTTCTCTGCATTTTCAGAAAATGCAGAATAGTTTCTTAATTTTTTTAACTTTACAACCTCTTCGCACATAACATAACTAAACTACATATGGTAAGTTATTCTGCATAACAGGCAAAGCAGATGGGGGGCAGACTGCAGGAGGATTAACTGTTAGTGGGGTTCCTGTACGAATTGGATCTGGAGAAATTCTTACAGTGTAAATTATATCTATAGTATACTTAAGACTTGTCCACCTAACCCTATCTCCTCCAATATCTGCAAATACGCCTGGAAATATTTTCATAGATATTACATCTGTACCCGCAGAAGAAAAACTTCTAAAGCTGCTAGCTATATCCCCAGTTATTATTCTTCTTTCTACACCCACTACGTCTTGAAGATTATCCTGTATATACACAAAATTACAATTTTGGTCAACGCTCCAAAGCCTTCCATCAACAAAATTGTAGTTTCCATTTATTATGCCAAGCGATGTGAGGGGAGATAACGAAGTTCCATAGCGAACAATCGTTCTCCATATTCCCGCCTGTATCCATCCGCGAGGATCATTTATAGAGGCGTAGCTTCTATACAGTGCTGGAATTAAATGATAAGTCCTAGCCCAATAAGTCCCACTTTGAATTGGGTAGTCAAATCTTTCATCTGGATAAATTCTTCTATATCTATTATCTGAAGTTTTAGGTGTACGCTCGATCGGATAATACTGAACTGCATTGATTTCTACATTTACATACATATTGGAGCCATATATACCAGGGAAATTATTTATACCAACGGCTTGATTAAGAAGTTGAGCCGCTTCTTGTATCAACGTTGAATTGTTAGTTGTGGGGTCTATATACCTTTGATAGGTAGAGGTTTCTACAATTTTATCATGCGCTAATGGCCATAAAATAAAAGTTGGATTAGATGGATATGTTCCTCCGTATTCCCAATTAAATAAAAGATGAAGATTTGATCCGTACTTTACATCGTATGAGTTTTGAATATAGGTTTGCGAGTTAGTTCCAATATCCGGATCATATCTTCCAAATCCAGGTTCACCTTCAACGCCGTTCTGATAATAGCTAACAGTAGCTGATGGGGGAAGACCTCCAATTCTATATTTAGGATGAACAGGAGGGTTAATCTTGAGATAAGGTAATAATCTGGTGGCATTAGTTGTTGAAATAGAAATAGGAGATATTATTTCGTATACACTGTGCACTAACTTATCTGTGTCCCAATTTGTCGCTCCGTTCAAATCTGAAAAAACATAGTAGTAAAAATCTGCATTTATAGGATACATTACAGGGGCGTGATCCCCGCCTATAAATTGATAATTAGCCTCAATAAGTGAATACACCGCTACTGCTCTAACATAAAGAGTATACTCTTTAGACTTCAATGAAACACTAGTGGTAGACAAAGAATACCCACAGTTTCCATCTGCCGAAGCCTTTCTTATTAACAAAGTATCAGATGCACTGTCATAGTCTACATAACTTTTTTCTGGTAAAATTACTCCACTATTAGGGCAAAAACTATCGGAAGAAGTTGGAACATTTGGTTTTAGCTCAATACAATTTGCGCTAGCAGGAATACTAGATCTTCCAGAAAACCCTGATGGGTTGTCTACTGGAGAAGTTGTGCTATCATCAATACATATCAACGATCTTCCTGATACCGATAAGAAATAAAATTTTCTTTGCACTTTTACGCCCATACCTTACATTACCTCCATTTCTATTATAAGGGTTTCGAGAAGTTGTATAAACTTTCTTGCCATTTCTATCTTTTCTATGTTTATACTGTTAGTTAGTTCATATCCAAGATTTTCTGCTAGACTTTTTATTTCGTTGCTTATTTCTTCTATTGCATTTATTGCTCCTTTTTCCTTATAAAGATTTTTAAACCTTCTTACACTTTCCAAAAACAGAGAATCATCTAGCGCATAAAACTCAATAATTAGCTTTTCGTTTTCTGACACGAAAACACCAACTCCATTTTCATGCAAAAGAAAAACTTCTTGTGGGTAGTTAGAAATCTCTAGTGAAAATCTTTCTTCCCCACTCTGACTTATAACTCTGACAATCAGTAAAGCATTAACAGGCGGTACATATAAATCCAGAAGATCCAACACGTTAATAGAAAAAATTTTTTCAGAATCTACACTTCTCTCAAGTTTAACAACTTTAAAATTTTTAATAAGATTTTTAAAGCCTTCCAAATCGTCTCTTACATCTAGATAAAAATATTGGCCAAAGGGTAAAAATTTTTCAAACACCTCTATCATAGAATTACCCCCGAAATAATAAGATTACCACTAACAAAAAGGTTGTTGTCGATAGAAGTAGCGCCTGATATAGTAACATCGTTATTAAATGTAGCAGTACCCCCAACAGACAAAATTGATTGTAAAGAAGTGGAACTAAAAACAGTTAAGGTACCAGAAATTGAAACATTTCCTCCTGATGTCAAAGAGCTAACGTTTGTACTACCCAATACTGTTGTAGCGGATGGAGCGTTTATTGTGAGATTTACATTTAAGTTATCTAGTGTAGCACTTGGAGCAGTTATAGCTCCATCTATCCTAGCTTTTCCTTTTACCCAAAGGGCATCTGAAGATGGGTTTATTATTTCAACGGTCAATCCATTCTTAAGCAAAGAAGAATCGTATACAGTTAATGTTCCTCTTGCAGTAACGTTTTTATGTTGTCCTCTATATAATGGATTTTCACTATTGGTGTAGTGTTCAACGGCAAATTCGTTGTTAATATGGTAATTTAGTGAGTTATTAGCCTGGTCTATTCTTCCATCAAGTCTGTTAACTTCAGATATTACATACGCTCTAAGAGACTCAATACTATCGTAGAGATATTTTAAGGTAAAAAAAGGCACTTTATACCATTTGTTTTGCGGGTCATTAAGGTCTACTCCATAAATAGATAAAATTACAGATCGTATAAAATTTAAATCCTCCTCTAGATTCGTAGAGGATTCAGCATTAGTAATAGTTAACCTGTCGTTAAATCTAGAGCTATTGTAAATTTCTGTTTGTTGTATGTTACAAACCACGATTATATTATAAAGCTTGAAGTGAAACTATACATTTAAAGAATCAAAATAGAAATCGATGTGCGTGAAACCTAGTAGGTAATGCACTAGGTTTTTGTCATTGTCAATAAATAAAAGCAACGGTGTAACGTATTGGTGGTTCTTAATCTCGGGAAAAATTTCTTCTACCTTCGGCTTTGCTAAATTCATATACTCCATAAACCTACTTTCATCATCTTCAACAAACAGCATCTTTACATTAGATGCTAAAATCTTGTTTAAGTGCTTATTTAGAATGTTCTTACAATGGCCACAGGACTTAGAAAGTAAAAGCACTTGATTTACTTCTGTCATCATTCCTCTTCCCCCCTATTATAATATAAAAGACAAATCCCTAATAATATTTACCTTTGTAGCTTCAACAACTTCTCTCATTAAACTATCAATTTCCTCTTCTGCCCAAAATTCCTTTTGTGAAAAAAGGTTTATAAGGTGATTGTAATTTATGGTCATATACTCAAACTCCCTAACATTGTCTAAACGCTTTATGTGCTTTTTTATATCTTTTTTAAAGTTCTCTATCTCTTCAAAATACTTATCAAAAATCGAGTTGCTTGAATGTTCTTGACTAAACAGCATTTTGAAAATCTTTTCTTGAGAAAAGATGTTTCCCATATTCTTAATCCTTGAAAATCATAAGGGTTATTGTCGCATTAACAAAACCAAAAAACACCAAAGTTGTCAAGTAATTTGGAAAGATAAGCGGGTAAAAGATAATAAGAAACGCCAATATAGAAGATTTAACGATATTACCATAAGTAGACACTAAAGATCCTACTTTAGTATCGAAAAAGGTGATAATCGCACCAAAAACACCCAAATATGCAAGTAGACATTTGACGACAATGGTACCAACATCCCAATATTCTTTTCCCCCTATAAATAAGAAGTGAACTAAATTACCTCCACCAAATAACAAATAATAAGTAAAAGTTCCTAAAACTCCAGCCCAAAATCCAGCGCAAAGCTTACAAAGAAGAAGCTCGTAGAAAACTTTATTTTCTGAAAGTTTAACATAAAATCTGTACCTTAAATATTTGAACCAAAAAGCTGAATATAGAACCCCTAAAAGCACTGTTAGTATTACAGAACTCATGATGCTTTCCACCCCCTAAGGCTATTGAGAAAATTGTTCAGTTCACTTTCTTCAAAAAGATGTGCTCTTTTCTGAAAAAACTCTTCAACGTAGTCTAAAGTTTCTGTTACAAATAACTTGTGTTTATTAACAAACACCTCATAGGTTCCGGAATTATTCTTTACAGAGAATGTATCAGAAAATTTACAAGAGCAATCTTTTTTTGTTTTTAGTTCCAAAACACTGCCCTCAAGCATCTACTTCCCCCTTCTCAATCATGAAGATTTGATCAATCGGAACAGACACATAACGATATTCTAAATCTTCTGATAAAAGCTCTACTCGCTGTTTAGACAAAAAGCGAACTTTATCGCCCTCTTTCATTACGTCAAGCAAGGGTCTGTAAGATTGATAATCTTCTGTAAGAATCTGTGGAACCTTGACAACGGTACCATAATTTACGGGCGGGTCTTCAGAAACTACAACAATTGAGCCACGATTTTGAATGTTGTTTTTATTTATCTTAACAAGCACGTGGTTGACTAGAACTTCATCTCTCATTCACTTACCTCCTCACGCTTCTCTTGAACATCAAAATCGAATCTATCTTCAATCAAATAATCAAACACAACTGGACTACTGCTAAGTAGTACTAAATATTGATCTTGAAACTTCTTAAATTCTTCTTCGTAATCTTCTTTTGTTAAATCTTTTACCTTTTCCCCGTAAGTTCTAAACAAATAAGCGTCAAAGGCGTGATTGTGCATTGCTAATTGGAAAAGATCTTTGTTTTGCGTATATTTTTCAAACTTTTCAGTTGGCATAACAACTTGAAGAACAAATTCGAAAGTTTCTCTTTCCTGGTCTCCTTCAACCAATATAATGTTAGATCCCTTTTTCTTTACAGCGATAAAAATTCCGATTGCGTTTGGCGTGTGATCAAGGGGCTGTTTATTCATTGTTATCTCCTTTCTCTAGTTGTGAAAGTATTTCTTCTAACATGCTCTTTCTCCCTTCAAGGAAAATAAACCTTTCTCTAAGTTTTGCCTCAAAATCATTAAGTTCCTGAATCTTTTCTCTAACCTCTTTAACCTTGTCAAAAATCTCCCTCATTTCCTGAGTTACCTCTTGCAACTTGGTTTGTAGCATTTCCTTTTCTGTCATTTTCTTCCTCCAAACTGAATTATACTACGAAATCTTTTAAAGCTTAAATTAAGGCTCAAGATGAACCCTGCATTTACGTTCCTATAGTACCATGAGCCCCTGGGTTTGTCAAGCATGTTTCATCCACACTTTGAATAGCCGCAATCTAAGCACGTAAAACACCCCTCACTTAATACTGCATTGTTAGAAGAACAAGAAGGACACGTCAACCCGCTATTTTTAGTTTGTTTAGCTTTTTCTGTCTTTTCTTCTTCCTTAACTTCGTTAGATGAAGCAAGATTGCTATCTAATGTATCGTTGTTATTTATTAATCTACTTAGAGAATCAAAATTTCCATAGAACATTAGCACTTTCGCTAACAAATCAGGAATAGACTTTATAAACTTACTCTTTTTTTGCATTGGGAATTTAACAAGAGCAGAAGTCCCAGAATCAAGTCCATCTAAGTGTTTTATGATCTTTTCAATAGGAACCCTATACTTCAACTGATTGCTTATCATTCTCGCCAGTGCCTGAATGTAGGCATTGATTTCTGGCGATGTTGATGAGGCGTTTACAAATATCTCTAACAATCTCTTTTCTTCATCAAAATTGAGCGTTATGTAAAACGAGTGGTCAAGATATTTAATCTTAATCGTATATCCAAACACTACATCATTCCTTACTAAAGTTTCTCTTTCTTTAACAGTTTCTTTTGATCCTCCTTCAATTTGCTTATCTTCTACAAGCTCAAACCTTATTATTTTTCCCTTTAGCTCGTACAACATATTTAGTCCCCTCTTACATCTTTCCGTAAATACCTTCTTTCAAGGCTTCGTATAAATTACCAGCTAAATGCTTTTCTCCATCATAAAGTATTTCGTCAGAAGCCTTCACAATAATCTCTTCTCCCAAGTCAGTTACAAATTTAATCTTAGTTTTCTCTAGGTCTTCCTTCTTAACAATGACCCCTACGCCAAACTTTGGATTAAATCTAAATGTAGTAAAGCCCTTCAAGCCAAGGTCATAAGCTAGCATATAAGCCTTCTTAAAATCTTCAAACGGATAATCTGTTGGAATATTACAAGTTTTTGAAACTGCAGAATCAACATATTTTTGAACTACAGCTTGCATGTAAATATGATCTTCTACTCCTAAATCATTTGTTGTCTCAATTCCCATTTCTTTCGCTATTTTTTCTGCTTCTTCTAGCTCTACTCCGAACTTCTTCTTAATCAGGAAAATAGTAAAGTTTAAAACTTCCTCACTTACTTTTGTCAACTTTCCAGGTACTCTAATGTTTCTTACATAGTAGTAACTAAAGATGGGCTCTATTCCATTAGAAATATTATTGCCCCAAGAAAGAGACATTGTTCCGGTTGGAGCAACAGATGTTGCGTGAGAATATCTTAAAAATTCATTCTCATCATAATTCTTTTTTTCCTTGAGGAACGAGTAATGTCTACTCAAATACCAATCTTTTACCCTAACCTTTGCTGGTGCTGGTCCAAGTATCTTTGCTAAGTACACGTTTTCATCCAAAGATGCCTCGGCAATAACTTGCATAACTTTCTCAACGAATTTTCTGCCCTCTTGAGATGAATACTTAAGTCCTAACATGGCTAACATGTCTGCTAGCCCAGTAATCCCAAGCCCGTGTCTTCTAGTAAACTCTGCTTGCCTACGAAGCTCCTCAAGGGGCAGATTAGTGATATTATTTACAGCATCAAGCATTAAGTTCATTATTCTCGCAACCTCGTATAGTGCTTCAAAATCGTAATTTTCATAAGGATCTTTTCCTGAAAATGGATCAATTACAAAAGAGTGAATAAAAACAGACCCTAAATTACAAGATCCATAGAACGGTAATGGTTGTTCACCACAGGGGTTAGTTGCACGAATATTTTCTACGTAGAATCCGTTTTTCCTTCTATCTTCGTTGTTTAATGGATTACCTTCATTAATCTTGTCCAGGAAAAGTACTCCAGGTTCAGCGTAATCATATGTTGATTGCATTATAGTATCGTAAAGATCTTTCGCTTTAATTGTTTTGAAAACTCTCTTTCTAAACACTTCTGTAAATTCCATGAAGTTTTTGTCCTTATTGCTGTATTCATATTCTGAATGGTCTTTGTAAAAGACAAAGTATTTATACGTATCGAAATTATACGGGGAAAAATTCTTTTTAATAATTTTAGCTACTTCTCCGTTATTTAAGACAACTTCATCTTTCTCCCTAAGAACTTCTACAATTTCTAAATTTCCATCAGGCTCCCAAAACCACTGCTCAATTGTTTCATCATTTTTAACTGCATCAAAAAACTTTTTATCAATACCAACCGAAATATTAAAGTATCTTAAAGTTCCGTCCTTTCTCTTGGCTTGAAAAACATCTACAACTTCGGGGTGCCTGTAGTCTATCACAGCCATTTGAGCACCCCTTCTTCCCCCCGCAGACATAATAACAGAGCAAACACGATCAAAAATTTCCATGAAGGAAAGCAGGCCGCTTGTACCCGCTCCAGCGCCACGAACTAAACTTCCAACGGGGCGAATAGAGGAAAAGTCGTAACCAACACCAGCACCAGATTTAAGTGTTAGAGCCGCTTCTTTTGCAACTTCCATAATTCCTTCAATTGAGTCTGGAATTTGCTTCATCACTGTGCAGTTAATCAACGTTGTGCTTCTCTTATACTTAAGCGCTCCAGCGTTAGCCATTATTCTTCCCGCACCGAATCCGTAATTTAGGGACATTACTGCAAAAAACTTAGCAAAAACCTCGTTTAGTGTAGGCGCTTCTTTTTTGTCTTTTGCAGAAGAATTTTTCAAAGAATAAATGTAGGAAAGAGCTAAAGTATAAGCTACCCTAATAATGGTGTGAAAAGGAGTCTTATCAAGAGGGACATTTACGTACTCTCCCTTTTCTTGATCAAACACTTGGTCATATAGTCTATATTTCTGATTCCAAATTTCAGAAGAAATACTTTGTACAAAGTAGCCATCTATCAGGTCTTCTTTTTTTACAAAGAATCTTTTTGCCAAAATGTCTTTTATATCTTCTATTACCCCAATTTTATCTAACTTATTAAATATATCGTCAACGACTTTATAATCTAAAAACCCTATATCCTCCTTTGCGCTCACTTCAACCTCTGGAAGAGAAACCTGGGATACCTTGTTTATGATGTCTACTAGACTCTCCTTGTGCATTTTTTTCCTCCTTATTTTACACACCCCTTACGGGGTGTTGGACTATCCATTTTATAACACGGTTCAGGATAGTTTGTCAAGATGATCAATCCTATCAATGGAGAGGAATATTAACCCAGCATCAATAATGTTGTGATCTTTTATGTCCTCTAAATCTTTTCCAAATTTTTTTATTAGTTTCTCTCTTCCTGCATCGATATATGTTTCTTTCCCTCCCGTTCCAAGTCCTAGTTTCTTTTTCCACTCAAAATTTCTTACATATACTATTTGGGCATTAGGATTAAACTCTTTTAATGCGTAAGAAAGATTTATTCTAACTATTGTCAAAAGTTCTTTTGTTTTGAACCCCCCTTTCCTCATTCCAAAAGTATCCGCCTCTATCACATATGTGTTTGCCAAGAAGTAATTCTTTCGCTCTTTAAAATAGGTTTTTAAAAAATCTAAGTGGTTCTTGATAGTGTTAAAATCTTCTAAAGAAAAACTATCTTTGTATCTTAAAATTCCGTAAACAATATTTCCGTTTGCATTTTTTCCAAAAAATCCGGTATTTCTTAACGACACGTCAAAGGCTATAGTCATAATATTTATTGTACTTAGTAAGAAAAAGCCTTTATGCGCCGATAAAATATTATATCGGAGGTGAAGATATGCTACAGGCTTTGAAGTTTATCTCCATCGCATTAACCTTTTTGCCAACTATTCTTTCTGTTGTGCGGAAAGTAGAAAAGTTTTATAAGGAGAAAGACGGGGCAGAGAAGAAGAAAATAGCTATGTCTATGCTTGAAGAACTCCTTTCTAAACGTTTCTCTAAAGAAAAAACAGAATCTTTGGTACAAGTTGTAGACAAGGGCATTGACTTTGTAGTTGCCGTACTTAACGCATATAAACTCTGGAAATAACTTACAAACGTATAAGTTTCTAAATGTATAAAGGTAACGTGGAAGAAGAACTTTCTTTAATAAAGAGAAGATTAAGCGAAATTGAAACCTCTCTACAAAAAGTAGAGAGATTAACCCAATTATTAGGCGGAGAAGATAAACTAATATCCTTTTTATTGAACGAGCTTAGAGAAAGCGCAAAATGGCATATAGAAAGAGAAGTTTTTGAAAAAAGAATTTCAGAACTTGAGCACTCTGTGAAAGACCTATACAAAAATCTAAAAGAAGTTGAGTTTTCTATATTAAAATCTATAAACGAGCAAAAAGAATACTTTATAAGAATAGCTGAACAATTAAAAAAGGAACAAAGTGAGGCTAATTACAGGATTATAGCTACTGTAGGTATAATTGTAACAATTATTAACGTAGTTCTAAGGCTTGTATCAGACTTTTTTGCTAGGTGATAGCCTTCAAGCATTCTTCACACAAGTTGTGTGAATCGTCTAAAGTCCTATCTATAATTATTTCTTTGTCAAGATCAAAATAAAACTGATTATCCAAATAAGTAGACCCGCATTTTTTACACACAAACTCCATCTTTGTACCCACTTCCACATCAACAGGAGTATTTCCTCCTATAATCTCTCTTCCTGACTCCTCCATTATCTTAACTATGTTCCTTATTGCTTCAAATATTTTATCCCTTCTTATCTCAAAGAAAATAGAATCGTGTATTGAAAGAGTTATATATCCATATCCAGTCTTCACCAAATAATCAAAAAGCCTCACTAAAGCTGTTTTAGTAATAGAAGCAGACGTTGCTTGAATGGGGTGGTTTTGTCCTTCTCTTCTAATAGACGCTATTTTTGAAAAGTAAGAATTCATCTTTGCTAACTTTTCAAATGTTTCTTTATCTATCCTAAAAATCTCAAAAAGCTTTGTGTTTTTGAAATTTTCATAACCCATATCAAAAATTTCCTTATTAATATTCATTGATAAGGCCGTGTCCATAAATGCACGATAAAGATCCAGATATTTATTAATGTCAAAATCTAGATTTGGAACCTGATACCTTCTTATTCTTCCAATAGCATCCCTTGTGTAACCACGTTGTACAGCACTGTTTGCGCTTTCCTCCAAAAATCTTTTTACATCCGGAAAGCTTTCAAAAAAACTTTGAATGGCCTCCTTGGCTTCCTCCAAAGTATCAAAAAATCCACGATTATAAAGCCCCATTGCAGAAGTTCCGTAAGGAATGGCAAAAGATACTGTTTTCGCCTTTTTTCTCAAATCTTTTGGTACCGGTTGGTCCTCAGGAATTTTAAAAATTTTTCTTGCGTTTTCTGAGTGAAGGTCTTGAGAATTTGCGCTTTGAATAAAAGAAGTATCTCCTGATAAATAAGCTAAGATTCTCAACTCTACTTGCGAGTAGTCTATAAACACAGGAACATACCCTTCTTCCGCAATAATCATTTGCTTAAACCACTGTGGAACATTCTGAAGGTTTGGATTCCTAGAACTAATTCTCCCTGTTGCAGTCATTACCGCATAGTACTCAGAAGTCAATCTGTTCCACCTGTTTAGTTTCTTCAAATACTCGTCAGAATAAGTAGAGACTTCTTTAGCGAGTTTTTTGTACTCAATAAGTTTTTGTATTGTTGGATCACTAGAGGCTTTTTCTAGTGTTTGTTTTGAAACATTTTTTAGTCCAAGAATTTTAGCTAATTTAACCGGAGATTTAAGGTTTATTTGTTTGTATTCAACGTCATCAAAAAGCGAAGTAGACAAATTATCCTTTTTCACGAACCTGTAATAAATCTCTTTTTGCAACTCTTCTTCCAATATTCTTAACTTTTCCTCTTCTTTTCTAAGTTTTTCTGCCCACTTGTGAGCATCAATTTTTACCCCAACAATCTCCATATATGTTAGAACAATATTTAAATCTGATTCCAAAAGAAATACTTCTCTCAAGTCCTCTTTTAAAATCTTATCCCAAAGAACTTTCGCTAAAGGAATGAGGTATATTACATCCTTTACAGCATATTCCTTTTGCAAAGTTGTAAGAGGCCTAGACCAATCCGAAGTTTGAAGTTCTTTATCAAGCAAAACATCTAATTCTCTTTTTAACACCGCCTGTAAGCTGTGAGAAAACTTAGTAGATTTAGTTCTCTTTCTTGCTTCCAGTTCAAATAGTTGTTCAACCTCACTCTCCATATCTTCTTTAACAGCTTCAAAAAACTCAGACACCTCGTCAATATCAATTCCCGCATACAGAATTCCAGAAGCTACCATCGTGTCAAAGATTTCTCTAGGATAGATTCTGTTTTTAATAAAAAACTTCATGTCAAATTTAAAGTTATGTCCTATTTTAAGGATCTCCTCATCTTCCAATATTTGTTTAATATACCAATAGCTTTCTTGGTCTAATCTAAGTATTTCTACCCTTCCGTCATCATGAGCTAATTGAATAAGAGCAATATCACCGGAATATGGAGACAAACCCCCTTTAGATCCTTCACCAAATGTTTCAATGTCTATCCCAACCAATTTTTTGTGTGAATAGAAATCTTTCATCTGATGTCCTCCTTAAGGACCAAACACACCTTAATGTTACAACATTTAACCCTTCATGTCAACCTTCAGCAAGGCTTCTTGACCTACCCCTGCTTGTCTGCTACACTTTTCTTGGTGGCCACGCATGAAGACGCATAAAGCAAACACAATTAATCTTGAACGATTTTTTGAAATCACGGAAGAAAAGCTATTGGAAAGTGGGTACATTACAAAAATAAACAATAAAGAATTTGTTTTGCGCAAATTATCAGGCGCTCTTTACGGCATTCTAGGCAAAAACTTAGCTGAAGAAATAAACGTTTGTTTTAACGTATATTTGGAACACCACAATCTGTTCACGGCGTTTTTTTCATACAACCGCAAAACAAACTCTTTTAATTGTTCGTTTAATACTTATTCGGGACAATACAGCTCAGATATATCAGACAGCTTTATAGAGGTTGCTATTCGTGTTTCCAGCAATGATATAAAACATATTGATTCAAAAGTTCATGAAATAAAAAATATTTTTCGCAAATACTACATAAGTTTTTACGAAACACCTTATTATTATTACGTTAATTCTGTTTCCACATCCGTGAATACGGCGTTTCATCTAGATATTGAACTAAAAAGAATAATAATTTGAATATCAATCATTAGTTTTGGCGGGCCTGGAGGGATTTGAACCCCCGACCTAGCGGTTAGAAGCCGCTTGCTCTATCCCCTGAGCTACAGGCCCTCGCAGATAGGATTATAACACATCCTCACTTCCTGTCAGCATTGCCCTATATACTTTTCCTACAGGAGATTTTAAATAAGCAAACTTAATCATCTTCTTTAAGTTTTCTTCATCCCTCTTAAACTTTATCCCCGGATCAAACAAAACATTAACAAGAGAGTCAAAAATCATTTGACCAGAAAATGTTGGGCCATTTCTGTGCTTTTCAATTCTGTAGTTAAGAACTCTATACCTAGGTATTTTATTAGACTTTCTTGATGAAATAACGTTTCCAATGTTTGAAATATCATCTAAGTCATTAAGTGTTTCAAGATCTATTGAGGGACTATCATCTGATTCCTCCTCTTCTTCCTCTTCCTTCTCCTCATTCCAAAGCAATAATACAAGAGATGCGGCTTGTTCAATATCACCACTCTCCTTAAGATGGGACATCTCTGGATCTTTTGTTCCCATACGATTTAATTGAGAAAGCTCAACTATAGCTACATTTAGCTCTATCGCTAGATTTTTTAATTTTTGCACGATAGATGCCACTTCTTGATGTCTAGATTGACTAACCGTTGGGTTGGTAATTAATTGAACATAGTCTAGATAAAATACTTTTGTATTGTGCTGTCTTACACTTTTCCTCATAATCTCTTCAATGTTTTGTATCGTTGGATTTCCCAAAGAAGTTAACTTAAATGGAACCCAGTTCAATGTTTTATTGATAAGTTCTATTCTTTTCTTTTCCTCCTCTGTAATTGTTCCGGAAAAAATTCTAGATGGTGATAGATTGGTAATAATTGAGTAAATTTTCGCTCCTAACTGCCAGACAGACATTTCCATAGAAATAAAGTGCACTGGGATATTAGAAAAAGCTAAATTCACAGCAGACCACAAAGAAAATGAGGTCTTTCCAACTCCTGGCCTTGCTCCAATTACAATAGTGTTTCCAGGTGTAAAGTCATTTAACTTAGAATCCATATAGCCAACATAAAATTTGTAAACTTCTTGAGATTGGCTGGCTCGTTCTAGAGTTTCTTCTAAAACATTTTGTAATGAAAGGTTATCACTTTCGGCAAAATGCTCTGTAACCAACATTGTTCTTAGATTTTCTAGCACAGAAGAAACTGTGCTTATGTCATAGGATCCATCAAGAGATTTAATAATTTTTTCCCTTACTGAAAATACGAGGCCCTTTTCCTTAAGCTCTGATACTAAGTAGCTAAAGTAGCTTTTATCGTTGCCAATATCTTCCACCTGTGTAACGCTTTCAGCTTCTTCAATACCATTAGCAATTAGAATGTAAAGTATTTTTTCCCTATTCACGCCTAGAGGCAAAGACTTTATGGCTTTAAAAACGTGCTTATAATACCTAAAGTGCGATTCTTCAAGACCGAACTCTTCAATAACTGCCCTTCCATAAACTGGTATAAGCACTAAAATTTTTTCCTCAAGAGCTTTTAGGCTTTCCGCCAGTTGTTCTTTAATCATTTTGTCCCCCCCATCTTTCTGCTATAAAAGTGCCACTGTTTTTCCAAACGCATCGGCTACAATTCTAAAAATTGGTTTAGATTCTACGAACAGGCTTTTTCCATTAACTTTCATTTTTGGCTTAAACACGTAGGTTCTATTAGTTAAGTTAATAGTCGTTGATAAAGGATCTAAGTAGACGCTAGACCTACCAATTTTTTCCGAGAAGAAGGAAAACAACTTTGTATATACATCTTTGTCAAAGTTGTTCGTAATTATTATTGGATTAAAGAAGTCTTTTACATTATGGCCAAAAAGCTTTGGAGCGATGTAGCTAAAAATTACAGTATCCCTAATAAGATTGTCTTCTCCATTAAGAAAATTTGTGTATCCAGAATCAACTTTATCTACAAGGTTATCCAGAGCTTCCTTAGATTTCTTTAAATTTTGAACAATGAGTATATAGTGTTTTCCGTTGTACATAAGTTGAGCCTTTGGTGCAATATCTCCTGGTTCAAAAGCGGCAACATAAGCTAATTTGTATCTCTCTAAAAACACAACTTCTATGGATTTTATAATATCTTTCATGCTTACATTAAAAGTAGCACTTAGTTCTTCTATAAGCATAGACAACAAAAAGTCCCCAGAAAGTTCTTCTCGTGGTATATGCAATAAATTTATTGTATATGGTTTCATAAAAGCCTTTTTAAATACTACCGATTCATTGTTCTTTAAGTATAGTGATGGAATAAAATCAAAGGAAATTTTCACATTAAAATAATCGTCAGATAAGTAAAAATTTTCTAAGCTAATGTTTAGAGAATAGTCTTCATAGCTTTCATAAATATCTTTCATGTAAACCTCTTTTGTAAAGAGAAAATTCGAAATCGATGGCACTTTATCAAGATCAAAAGTTTCTAGAAGCTTGTTAGATAGCTTATCAAAAAATTCCTTGATAAATTCGTTAAGTTCCTTTTTACTACTAATCCTTGGTAGCTTTACCTTAAACGAATCTGACTTTTCGTTAAAAAACGAGTGAATTGTATTAAGGTGTTTTTCTCCGATAATATGAAAAATACCAGATTGCTCATCTTCGGTACGGAAACTTTTATCTTTTAGAAACTTAGAAATGTCTTGTCTAAATAAAGAAAGCAGTCTGTCCTCTATCTTTCCGATCCCCTTGTATTCTAGTACCTTAGAGTGTTTCAAAACTGACATTTCGAGTGAAGAGGAATCTAAAAATTCTTTAACTGCTCCTCTTACTGCAGTGTTAAGAAGCTTTTTGTATTCTGCTTTGTCCATCTTATCCCTCCTTAGTGTTATTTAGCAATTGAAAAATTTAAAATATTCACATCAATCGTTATTGCTTCGTTAATGAAGTACTGATTAATGTGTTCAAATTCAAACTCATCTATAGCAAAATCTCCAGACACATTAAATACTGGATTTGTTTTTTCAAGGGTGTTAAATATAATTTTTGATACATCGGCTATCGAATGGTATAAACTCATATAATAATCTGTTCTAGATTTCTTCTTAGCAAGAAAACTTTTTCCGTATTTCAAAAAAAGTAGTCCCACTGAGTCCTTCAAGTTCCTAAAAACCTCGTGGTAGTGTTTGTGATTTATCAATGAGCTATAATATAACGCCACGTTTTTTTCTTTTGGCATTAGAGAAAATCTCAAGTCATTAAATGACCCCTCAAAACCAAAAACAGAATCTTCTCTGATTGAAAAAACTATAGCTTGAATGGAAGGCTCGTTCTTCATTATCAGTGATAACGCTATGTAAACATTCTCTTTGTTAGGAATAAAAATCTTGTAAGAATCTAAGAAGTCTATAGTTTTTTCATCTGCAAATCCTCTAAGGATCTCAGAAAACTTGCTTAAAGAAACACAGCTATTCAGATTACTTAAATCTAGATCTCCAAAGGTTTGCGAATAAAAAACATTTTCAAAGAAACAATTTTTCTCTAAGGGTAACAGGCCAACAAAGTTGGAAACAACATTTTTATCAGAGATGGTTGCAGTGATGTTCACACTATCGGCCATACCTACCACAGACTATAGACCAACCGCTTCTAACTGTCAAGGGGCAAAAAAGATAGCCCACTTGCGTGGGCTATTTTGGCAGACCGTGTGGGACTCGAACCCACAACCCCCGGTTTTGGAGACCGGTGCTCTGCCAATTGAGCTAACGGCCCCCGTATATTTCCATAATAACAAAAAAAATACAGCCCACACAAGTGGGCTGTATGAAAGGAGGGACCATCATGTTTCCAACCTATATTAGGTTATCACATTTCTTGTATCTTATCAAGTGGCGCTTCCCTATTTGTGATAAACATAAACCAAATTTCCACAAGTAGGAATTTTGTAGTATCCGTTAATTTCCATGTTTTTCTCTTCTGTCAAAGCCCCATCAAAGAAAGTTATTCCAAATTTTCCTGTAGAGAAATACTCCTTGATCTTGTGCTTTTGAAAAAATTCTCTTGAAAATACTTTTCTTCCATCTTTTGTGTAGAAATAACCTGGTTGAGTTATAGAAATTCTTTTGAACCCCAGCTTTTCATACACTTTTCCGTCAGAGAACATGAGATCGGCATAAGAAATGAGAGATTTAGGCTTAAAAACACTAAGAACTTTTCCTAGAAATCCAACTGTAGTCGTGTGTTTTTTGTTTGCAAATCTGATTAGTTCATACTCATACTCTTTTCTATATCTAGGTTTCGAAAAAGCGGCCACAGAAACTAATTCATCTCCAACAAAAAATCCAAAACTATAAGAAAAAGGAACTTTTCCTCCGGAAATATGATTCTCTTCAAAAAACTCAGAAGCTTGGTTATAATCTATTTCACAAATAGTACCTTTTCTGGCATAGAAAACTTTGTCAAATATTCCAAGTTTTGCTTTAATCATGGAAGTAACCAAGTCAGTTTTTTCAAAAACCCAAAAATCGTAGAAGAAAAGAACATTTATTCCCCTATCCAAAAAGAAAAATTTTTTCTTCTGAAGGTGGTATGGATTCTTTTTTCTGTCAGAATGCCAATACGATCCATTAAGTTCCACTCCAACTCCCAAGTTTTCAAAAATAAAATCTACCTCCAATCCATCTATCTTCTTTCTGAACTCAAAATTCACAGGGATATGAGAGGCTATTTCTTCCTCAAAAAACGACTCAAGAGATGATTTCTTTTGTCTGCATTCTGGGCAAGATGAAACTTTGTATCGAAGCAAAACGTTCAAATGATAATCAAAAGTTCTTCCACAAGAGCAAATAAGACTAACCTTTTGTTCTATAGAACGAAAATTTATACCTACTAATTTTAGATTATTTTCTTCAAGGTAAGAAAAAACCCTATTCCTAACCTCAATACTCTTTTTTTGTAAAGCTTCTCTTTTTCTTTTTTCATCAGCAATTTTTCTAGCCTTTAAGGAAATGTTCTTCCTGAGATTTTCAATTTTTTCCTTTTTTCCAAGGTATCTATCACGTAAAGTTTCATAAGAGAAATCTGCCAGAATTTTTGAGTCAAGTACAAAAATAAATCTAAACCTACCAAAGTCCAGAATGGCATCTACACCTAAATCTTTATTGTAATCTTCCAAATTGTTGACAAGTTTCATGACTTCCGAAAACTCAGGAAGAAATTTCATTTTGTTCAAAAAAATAAAAACTAACTCTGCAAGGCCTATCTCCCTAAAATTTTCACTACCTAGTTCTTTATAAAATCTTTCCGTTTCTAAATTGTACTTTATATCCTGAGCTGACTTTCTAGTGCTAATTGATTTTTGGTACAAGGTTTCGTAGGGAATTAGGTACTTTTTGTCTTTATAATAGACAATTACCCCTTCTGGAGAAAGCTTGTATTCCAAACCTTCAAGAAAGGATAACATTTTTTCTACTCTTCTTTTTGGCTTTTCAAGCGATTTATGCTCAATTGGACTAGTGAAGTCTATTTTCATAAGCTCATTGTACCAAAAAATTTTGGTGGGCCAGGTAGGACTTGAACCTACAACCAACCGGTTATGAGCCGGACGCTCTAACCAATTGAGCTACTGGCCCACGTGGAAAGCCCTTCCTAGACTTAGGACCCGGGCGTTTCTAGGAAGGACCCTCCCAATCGCTATACTATCACACAAAGCCAAGAGTGTCAAGCCATATCAAAAGTATGTACTGAGTACAAACAATTTCTTGTACTAGACTTTCTATTAGTTCATTTATCTTTGCCTTTTTGAATGTTTATTACTTTTCTTCATTCTTCTCACCTTCCTCAAAAGCTCTACTGAAACTCTTTCAACGCCTATAGTATTTCCTTCTTGGTCAAAAAATTCAACTTCAACTTCGCCCCCTCCAGGATAAACTAAAACTACTGTACCTTGAGTTCCTTCAGGTATTTGCGGCAATTCTTTGACTAGCTCAACAACATCAAGTTCTTTTAGATTCATTACCTCCTCCTATTTATGACTTCCTCTCTCTATCATCCAGGTTCGTTTACATTATTTTGCCAGAGAACCCGCATGCGGCCTCCTCCCACAACTGGGCTTCCTCCTTCATCGAGGGAACATTAACACGAATATAGGGATTAGACCCAAATATTCGTGTTAAAGCTTCCCTCTCCAGAGGCGTAAGTTCGGGGCGGCCCACCCCTACGACATCCTCAGAACTCAGACCAAGTCCCTTTTTCAAAATCACCAATGCCGCATTAATATCTCTATCACACTCCCAACCGCATTCGCATTTAAATACTCGTTCAGAAAGTTTTATCTCGTTTAATTTTCCGCAAACAACGCATTCCTTAGTAGTTATTTCAAACCTTCCAACTGGAACAACGTTATCAAGGTTATTTTTTATTCTTGCTTTTATTGAACCTATTCCTGAAGAATTAACTTGAGCGCCGAAAAGTTTTGTCCATCCGTGAATATTGTCTTCTTGGTATACGACTTTTTCGTAATTTTTTAGAAACGCAATTATCCTATCGTGTACATCTTTGCGTTTTCTACTAATTTTCTCATATTCTCTTTTCAAGAGATCAATAATCTTTTGCCTATTCTTTGAACCTTTTTGCACTCGTGAAAGTTTTTTATGTAGTCTTTTTAGACGTTTAGTTTCCTTCAACTCAAAATTCAACTTTATCCCGTTAGACATAGTCAATTTAGAACTAACTCCAAAATCTATAGATACTGGACCAAACTTTTGTCGTCTATTAACCTCCTCTTTTGGTACAAAACAATTCAAATAAACATAATAGCCGCTTGGTTTACTGATCAAAGAAGCGGTTGCTATTTCTGCATCGGCAGGAATTCTATGTAATCCAAGAACACGGAAAGATCCGAGTTTTTGTATCTTTATCCTATTTCTTGAAAAGTCTATAGTGTGAGTGCTTCCGTATTGTTTTAGAGGTATAGAACTTATAAACGACTTAAATTTCAGTCTTCCGATTTTTTGTCCATTATTTTTTGCGGCTTTTAGAGATTTTAGGCTTCTTTTCACTTCATCCGCTAAAGCCTGCTTGACTTGTGAACCTAACAAAATAAGTTCCCTTTCTTCAAAACTATCTCCAACCTTGACTTCTACCCTATTAATCTTATTAACTGGAAGCTTAACTCTTTCAATATCGGAAATTAACCAATTATAAAACCACTTTGCTTCAAGAAAAACTCTTTTCAACTCTTCTTCTTTCTTCTTTGAAAGATTTTGTATTTTCAATTCCACAACAAAAGGAGTTTGATTTTTTCTACGTTCTTTCGTTTCCTGAATAGCCGCTTTTATCTTTTCGTTTCTCGCCTTTATTTTTGCCTCAAGTGCCTCTTGATTTTTGATGTCAAAAATGCTATTGTTAGGTTCCTGTTTAGTTAGGTAGTCCATGACAAAAACAGTACACCATTAGGTTTTCTTTGTCAAGCCCCCCCTGCGCAATAGCTAACCAACACCGTTTTCGCTAAACCAGGTCCTTACAGACACTTGTACAAAATCTGCTTTTCTTCTAAACTCCTCTAAAGATTTTGCTCCAACATAAGACATTGAAGAACCCAAAGCATAGTTGATAGTGTTAATAATTTCCTCTAAGTTTGGAGGATCTTTAGACAAATAAACATCTCCTTCAGCGTATCTATTGCCCACATAAGTGGATGCCATTCCGTAGTATCTAGCTATTCCTGTGCTTTTATCATAAGTTTCCATTTCTTTGCTAATAAACAATTTTCCAGACATAACAAAATCAGAAAATACTAAAGCTTTTGCTATATCTCCATAGTATTTTATCCCACCATCTGAAATTATCTTCACGCTAAATCCTTCCTTAATTTTCTCTATTAAATCTTCATATTTCCACAAAAATTCTTCAGAAAGTTCATGAATTCCTTTGTCAAGATCTGTTTTGCCCAAAATTTTGGCGATTATTTCTAGGATTGACATTTGTGGAAATCCGACTCCACTCATTAACCTAGTTGTACACGCACTTCCGCTTCCGATGCCAACACGAATGATAATTTCTTTGTATTTTTCCCAAGTATTTTTTGCCAAATAATATAAACCTTCAACAGAAGCAATATTTCCAACAATGACTCCCTTGTCAATTCCGAGAGAATTCAAGTAAATTAATGTATTAACTACCAAATTTGTAGATCCAAACGCCGTATCCACCAAAACAAAACTATAATAATCAAGATTTTTTTCAAACTTTTTTCTGAATGAATGATCCTCTACTTCTCTGGGACCAATAGATATTGCAGTGTATATACTATTTTCCCCAAGATCTTTTATCAGATCTATCCTTTCTTCAATGGGCCTATTTATTCTTGAAACAGCGAACAAAAGTCTGTGTTTAGTAAAAATTTCTGCAAAATTTTTCCAAAAATAAGACATTGGTGAGCTAAATATGGGTAAAGACAATCTTATTTCTTTCCCATTAATATTTGTAATACTTGAAGACTTGTCTATATCTCTTCTTGAAATAACTTCATCGTTGAAAGTTGGAACAATTAAAACATCGTCAAAGGTGTACCCTTTTATTTTTTCTCTCCCCTTCATGGCAAGGACAATATAGCACAAAGAAACTTTATTGTAAAGACTAGAAGCTTGAAGCTTGTGGTAAATTTAAATGAATTCCACAAGAAGTCTTCACTCTTTATAGGGCTTCTTCTGAAAGCACTTCCTGAATGTTTCTGGCATCCACAAATCCGCTAATGATCTTTGTTATGTAAAGCAGAAATTCTTTGTATGAACTAATCCTCCTTATAAGAGGCCAGGTAATATTAAAATATAAAAGGCCGTGAATATTGACGTTAAGGCAGAGGCGAAGTATCATGAACGACATGAAGAGGACCATTCCTTTTACTGTATCTCCAACCAAAAAAAGCGGCTATTTAAACATTGTTTTAGATAAAGACAAGGCATTCTTCTTTCTAAATTTTGGATTTTCAACATATCTTTCTGACAAATTTATCAACCATTCTGAAGAATTTGAGAAGTACGAAAAATACTTGGATTTACTAATAGAAAATATTGAAGATGTTTTTAAAGAAAAGCTCAATGAGTACGGAAAGATAAACATAATTTTCCCTTATGAAAATTCTGTTTTTATTGAGAAAATAATAAAAAAGTTAGAGCAAAAATTTGATATTAACCTTATCAAATCTCCTTAACACTAAGAAAGTAGTTTCCTTACTTCACTTAAAGTTCTATACCTTCTTTTTAGCAAATCAACAACTCCATAAACAACTTCCTCTTCTTTACTTTTCCCTATCACTGCTGGGAAAAGTTCCTCGTTTCTGTGTTTCAGTGCAAAGCTTTTTCTGTCAAAGCCAAGTTCCCTATACTCAGAAAATAGTTCAAGCGCTCTTTTAACTTTTTCGTTCACAACGTTCTTGACTTTTTCTGCTATTTCCTCTACAATTTTTTTCTTTTCCCCGTCTATGTTTATCAAAATATCGTCAAGCTTGTCATCAAGAAATGCATTAAAGATAACATCTTCTCGTATTTCAGAAATAAAGCTGTGAAGATTTAAGTACCACTTTGTTTTAAACTTGACAAAGTTGTTGTTTACAAATGCCACAAAACCCTCCATACCTTTCTCATTTTCAAGAATGTTTCTTAATCTACAGAACTGGATTTCTTTCCATTGAGCAAACTCCACTTTGTACTCTTTCGCTATTCTCCCAACTTCTTCAAGGGGTAAATACTTGCCATTATAGATATTTCTCACCGCCAAAAGAATTAGGTCGTTTCTATCGTACCTCACTACAACTTGATTTTCAGGACCGATAAGCTCAAAAAGAGGAACTAATCCATCTTTGTACAAATCAAAAACTAGGATTTTCTTTCTATCGTCTTTCTCTAGAATCTCCTTTCCCGCCTTTGCGTGTTCACTAAAGAAAGAGGTTTTAGACTTTACAAATAGATAATCGTCTAAAACTATTGGGTGAATAAGAGATCCATCAATCTTTTCTTGAACAACTAAAACTTCATTGTCTTCTATAGAGAAATCTGTATAAGGATTTTCCTTCCAGTTAAAAAACTTATGAAACGCCGGAAAAGCTTTTTCTCCTAAGAAGGCTATACCTCTCGCTTCTAAAGAACCCAAATGCTCATTGTTCTTAAAGTCAGAAAAAGTAGCAAACCTGTAGAAGAAAATATCAAACTCTAAATCTCCTAATTTCTCAACCTTATGAACAAAGGATTCGGAAACCCTAGTTAACTCTATGAAGTTCTTACGAGCGAACATGTCATGCATTATAGCTCTGCTCAATAGTTCTGTCAACTCTAACCTAGAATCCAAGCATATGTCTAAGCATTTTAAAGAGATATCATGCGCTATGTGCGATATTTAAGGGCCTTGTTAGCCATCATGTAAGCTCACAGTATTAAAATCAGTAACAAAGGTCAGTAATAAAAGCAGTAATAGTTTTCAGTAGTAACAAACAGTAAAAGCCGCAAAGCTGTAAAAATACATTGGAGAGTAAAAACTATAAGAAGAGGGCAGAGCTATTGACAAGCTTGAAGAAGTGCGGTATTTTCAGACAGAAATGTTAGAGAGGCCAGTTAGAGGTGTAGGAAGAGGCAGGTATTGACAATAGGAAATCCTTGTACTATCCTTATCGGAGGAGGACTAAGGATGGAACAGCCCAAAAGAACCCTTTCCGCTTTTAGAACCCTAGAGGAAATTAAAAAGTACTCGTCTTACGATGAAAGGCGTTTAAAAAGCAGAGAATTTAGACACATTTCTTTATTGTTGAACAAGATTGGGTTTATGAATTCACCGCTAACTTTGGGCACTTTATCGAAAAAAACGGGGCTTAGCAAACATGTTCTGAGAAAGCACATTTCATCTTTATCGAAGGCTGGACTCCTTTATCGTATTGTTTATAGCTACAAAAGCGATTCTTACATTTTTATTACCGGGTACAAAGGAAAAGACTTTTACTCCCTCATTGAGGGCGGAAGAATAGGAATCTTATCAGGGCTGGACAAACTTTTTGGTCCAGAGAGAAAGATGAAGATAAAGGATTTTCTTAACGCCGATATAAGTCGTATCAGTTTTTCTACCGGAAATACTTCAGACGAAGCAGAAATACTTAAAATTTTACACGATGTGCACAGAGTTTTATGGACCAGAAGGGGCTCGGTTTCATTTAACAGAGAAATTGAAGAAGAAGCCAACTTAAAAAAGCAGGTAGAAAACCTCAAAAAAGAAGAAGAGAATAATATTCTGACACTTTCTAATGGCTACGAGAACTCTTTTAATGCGCCTTTTGATGAAGATCGTACCAATGTTTTTTTGAGTGATTTCTTTGTTCTTGAAAGCCATGAGGAGAGGGACAAAACAATAGAGAAGGAGGAGGAGGCAACGATGGAGCTAAGAGATGTTTTTGGAGAATTCTCCAAGAAAGAAAAGGAAAGAAACCAAGAAGCTGTTGGATGTGATGCATTTACAGATGAGGAAAACCTTGATTACGACACTTTTGAAGATGAAGGGGAGTTAAATCACGATGATGATTGTGAGGAAGGAGAGGGACAGTACACAATCAGGTATATCTCTTTTAGAGACCTATTAGGTAAAAAGGAAAAGGAGCCAGAGTACATACCTCCAAATGTAGATGAAAATGGAAAGGTTAGCTATATTAGCGCAAGAGAAATGTTTGATTTCTTCAAGAAGGAAAGAAAAAAGAGGGAAAAAGACATTGAAACAATGGAAAGAGAGCTAGATGAGATTTTCGGGTATTCAGATTATGATCTTCCAGAGGAAGAAAGTCAGGCACCACAAAAAGATACATTAGAAGAGTTGCAAGAACTTTTTAGGCAGTTAATAGAGGTTAGTAAAGAAAAGAAAAAGTATGAAAAGGAACTTAAGGAAAAGCTAAGTAAACCTCAAAGCACCGTTGCAACTAAGGAAGAGCTGGAACGTCTTAAAAACATTGTCAAAGATTGGAAGGAAAAAACTTCTTACATAAAAGAAGAAGAGAGTAAACTTGAAAAGCGTTTTGTTTTTAGTAACGAACTTAGAGAAAAAGTTTTTGCTATGCTCGAACGCATAAATGAGCTAAAAAGGTTAGGAAAAATTGATTTGGCCAAAGAAGAATACAAAAAGGCGTATGAGTTTCTAAAACAAGAAACAGGACAGGTATTTATTCCAAGGGAATGGGATTTTGGCAAGCACGTTATAGACCCACTAGATCCGTTCGAGTGGAATGAATTTAATAAGCACGATTATTACTATGTAGAGATGTTTAAGAACAAACTAGTGCACAACTTTTTTGGTGGGTATAGATTCTTCCAAAGACTTGCCCTTAAGCAACTTAAAGAAGAAGGCCTTTTAAAAGGGGGGCCGTTAGATGATCCAGAATACGCTGAGATTGCTAAAATAATGGGGGACAACGATGAAGATGATACCCTTTGAGAAAGAAGAATTAACATTGCCGAATGGAAAAAAGATAATCTTTTTTTCTTATAAAGCTAATCTCCCATTGAAGCTTTTTAAAGAAGAAACTCCCTCCGTTTTACAAAAAGAATTTTTTGAGAAGAATTGGATTTCCGTTCTTACCGGTATATCCAATATAAATGAGCCAGAAAACTCAAATAAATTTGAGAAGAATAAACCAGGAGAAAAAGTAGATGATGATGTTGAAAAGGAGCCGGTTTCATTAAAAGACAAGATTGGAAAGATTAAGAGCGAATTGGAGAAAACAAGGAGTCAGTTGAAGGAATTAACAAGAGATGTAGACTTGCCTTATAGAGAAATTCCTTTAGGTGAAGCGGAACTTTTAAATAAAATTCTTTCTGAGTTATACAAAGATGAAGAAAAGTTTTCCGAAGTTATAAAGATTATAGAAAACAACCTTAAGGAAAAAGGAGCAACAGGGACAATTTCTATACTCAGAAAATACAATATCTTTTCGAAAATATTATTTAAATGGGAAGAGAAAAGAAAATCACAATATTCTGAGTACTTCAAATTTGTTAAAACCCCCAGTTTTCCAACTAACTTATCTTTCATAGATCCTAGGGAATATAAAAAGCTTCCTGAAATGTTTAAAGGAACTATTCTAATCTCTGAAATAGAACACCCAGTTTACATAAAAAATATTGAGGACTTATATTATGCTAGCGAGAAAAATGTAGATGCGATATTATCTATTTTAAAAGATCATGTAGAACCGAAGATCTTGGACATACAAACCGTTAGAGTTGTTAAAACAAAGAAAGTCTTTAATGAGTTGACTGTAGACTATAAAACCTACTTGAATGTTTTTGAGAATTTCGCCCGAAATGCTAAGAACGAATTAATCAAAGACTTCGTCTATAGAGTTCTTTTGTTTCCTGCAGTTCTTACTGAAATAACAGAAAACTTTGTTCCTATAGAAAAAAGTTCAGTTTATTACATTTTGAACACCTTTTATTTATCACTTTACGATGCTATTTATTTAAAGAATAAATCGTACCAAGAGATTTCTCAATACTTTTTAAGCAGAGAAGAAAGGTTTAGTGTTTATAAGGATGTGCTAAAGACAAAAAGGCATTTATTTTCTGATTTTTATGAGTTTACTAAACTAATAAAAAATAAGTACCAACAACAGGTTAACTTTTTAGAGTTTTGTGTTTTTTGGAATAAGTACATTTCTATTAGTTCAATAGTAACGCCAGTTACAATTGCAGGCGAGTTCGGGACGCTTGACATATGACGGTACATGTGCTAATATAGCCCTGGAGGTGATGAGAGATGTCCTTGAGGCTAAACCCATACACAGGAAAATACGAGTTCGCCGAAGATGATATGGGGATTACTTACAACGAATTTGAGAGGAAGTACGAGTACGGTTACAATAATGTCAGAGAAACTAATCCATTCAACATGAGAATTTCCTCTAAAGGAAGGGTTCCGAAGTACAATCCTTATACCGGAGAGTGGGAAACTGTACCCGAACATTGGGTCATTAGGTACAATCCTTACGAAAGGAAATATCAGTATGGACCCCCAGATTGGGAATAAAAAATGTTGATAAATAACATTTATAGTTCAAAAAGTTATAGTATAAGTTCAGTAGGGGTGGGCCGCCCCGAATTCACGCCCCTGGAGAGAGGTAAATCTCTCGATGAAGGGGGAAGCCCACAAGTGGGAGGAGGTCATCCTTGGGACGCTATATTTTTCCATTGTGGGAGGAGGTCATGCTTCCATGGAAGGGAAGCCAGAAAAGTTATCCCGTTTGTGGGAGGAGGTCAAGAGGAGACATCTGGGGGTTGTTGACGTGGAAGAAGCCACTAAATCAAGAATGGAGGAACGAAAATGGACCAAAATAGGAACAAATCTAAATTGGTAAATCAAGATATTAATCTCAGAAATTTAGATAACTTGTCTTATAGAGATGCACTTAAATTATTAACCAAACCTTTTCCAATTTCTGCAATTCAATTTCGTCCAGATAGAGAGGTTAATGTTTCCGGTAAAAAGTTTTATAAAGTTGTTCCGTATCTTGACACCAGATACATAGTCTTAAGGCTTAACAATGTTGTTCCAGGAAATTGGAATTTAGAAACAAAAGTTTTTCCTATTTCTCAAAATGAAAAAAATGTTTACGGGTTTTACGCTACATCTACATTAACAATTTTAGGTGTTTCACATTCTGATGTTGGATCGTCTTTTATTCTTGAAAATGATTTAGACAAGTTGAAGAGGCAACAAGTGAAGCTGGATCCAAAAAGTGCAGTAACAGATTCTATAAGAAGGGTTGCCGCACTTCATGGAATTGGTCTGTATCTATGGTTCTTAAAAAAGGATCTTTTGGTAGAAGATTTAAGAGAATTAACAGATAAGTCTAGAAAAGTTGTTGAGTACGCAAAATATATTTTAGATGTAGGAAGGCTTTTATACGAGAAGGGCCTAGAAATGTCTTTTGGAGAGGAAATATGAGCAAGAAAGAGCGGAACTTAGAGTCTTTGATAAAGGCCTTTAAAAAAGAATTTGGTGATACCATAGATATTGCAGAAAATGTTGGTATATCGGAAGATAGTCTACTTAGTACTTCCATTCTTACACTTGACTTGGCGATTGGCGGCGGAATTCCAAAGAAACGTATAGTTGAAATATACGGTCAAGAATCTTCAGGCAAGACAAGCCTTTCTTTAGTACTAATAAGAGAGGCACAGAGAAAGGGATTTTTGTGCTCTTTTATTGATGCTGAATCGTCTTTTGATCCTTTTTGGGCAAAAGCTATTGGCGTAGATACTTCTTCTTTGCTAGTTATAACTCCAGATTCTTTTGAGGATGCGCTTAAGAAGCTAGAGTTCCTACTTAAGCAAGGGTCAGATTTCATAGTTTTTGACTCTATACCCGCTCTTCCTACGGTTACTGAAAGCCAAAATGAAATTGGAGATGCGAATATAGCTATTAAAGCAAGAATTTTGTCATCTACTTTAGCGAGGATAAATCCTCTAATAAGGGATAATGAGGCTATTGTTGTCTTCATTAATCAGATACGAGAAAAGGTTGGAGTTTATGGGAATCCCGAAACAACACCAGGTGGAAGAGCCTTGAAGTTTTTCTCCTCATTGAGGCTAAATCTCAGAAAAAGGACCATAAAAGATTCTGATGAGTATGTTGGTGAAGAGGTTGTGGTAAAAGTTGAGAAGAACAAGTTAGCCCCACCGGGAAAGGAGGCAAGATACATTCTTTACTACGATGGAAGAATAGTAGTGGATTACGCTTCAATTTTGTTGAAGCTTGATTTAGCTGAAAAGTCTGGTGCTTGGTATATGGTAAACATTCCTAACATTCTTAATGAAAGGTTTCATGGAAAGGATCAGTTAAATGATAGGATCTATAGTGATAATGAAATTAAAGAAAAAGTCGAAAAGTTTATACTAGAACAATTGAAAAACAAGAAAGTGGGAGTGCTTGATGGAGAAGATGACAATGATGGATCGGAAGTGTGAAAAATACCTGGATCATGTGAGAGAATATCCTTGTATTGCGTGTGTTAGCATCGGAAGAATAAATAGAGATGTATTTGCTCACCATGAGGACCTTTCTTTTAAGTATTCGTTTTATAAACGTGCCACAGATTTCACCGCTGTTCCGCTGTGCTTACATCATCACAACGAGCGACACAGGCTTGGACGAGAAAAGTTTTGGTCAAAATACTTGGGAAATGAAGTAGCTGTGTATCCTTTTGTTTTCTTGATGTTGTCAGGATATTTTGAAGAGTTAAAAAATACCCTAGAAGAAAAAATTTCAATATACACAGATAAGTACTTAGAGCAGTTTGATAGCATTACCTACGAAATCAAGAAAGATTTCGATGAAATACTTGACAAGGTGGAGCTTTTGTGCAAGAATGATAGCGAGAGTGTGGAGGTGGTAAATCATGACGAATTATAGTTTTTTTGAACAAGTACATCCAGTGTATAAGATTTCTTTGTCGGATCTTGTTGAGGATAAGAGGCTTTTAAACCAAGATGGAAGTGTTAATGTAGTTAGACTGACCGAATATTCAAATGAAGAGCTTGAAAAGTTTTTGCTTTACACAATTTCTTGGCTTGAAATTATCGGATTTAAGAAGGCGGCTTTAAAGTCTGTTTTCCTTAAGAAAGAAGCAGAGTATGATGCAGAAAAAGCCGAATTGTTTCTAAAGAAGAAATCTTCTCTAGAAAAAAAGATAACCGTTAAGGAGTTGGAGAGTGAGGTTGAAGCAGATCCTGGCCTTTTGGAGAAAAAGAAGAAGCTTATTGAATACGAGTCTTATTTGGAGTATTTAGATAACCTTCAGAACGTAATTGAGCTTTTACATTACACGGTAAAAACTATTATCAATGATAGATTCTCCATGTGGAGGACCACCTCTTGACGGAAGAAAGAGAATATGCTATACTCTTCTCTTGACAAGGAGGGTGCATGAAGATATACGCCAAAAGTGATTTTGTAAGAAGAAAAATTAAAGAACAAGAATTGTCTAGGTTATTCTTAGAAAACGCCGGCCTTGATCTTTATATTGACCTTGATAATTACCCAAATTCTGTTAAAGTAAGAGATCAAAGCGAGCTTGATCCGCCTTTTGTATTTTTAGAAAACGGTCTAATAAAAATCGTTCCAAAAGCCGGATTAACTAGATATCCTTTTATTATCTTCTTTCATACAGGTATTCATTTAGAACTTCCTAAAGGTGTTCACGCCATTGTTCACGGAAGGAGCGGCAGATTCTTTAAAGATTCTATAGACGTTTTTAGGGGCGTTATAGATTCTTCTTATAGAGGTGAGATTGTGGTTGGTTTGATTTTTTATAGAGCAGATCCAGTTATCCTCAATCCAGAAAATGCCATAGCTCAGTTGGTTTTTATAGATAATAGAAATCTTTTAGGTGAAAAGGTTGAGTTTGTTGATACGTTAGAAGAATTGTCAAGTACGGACAGAGGGCAAAAAGGCTTCGGTAGTACAGATAAGATGTGAGGGGGAAGACGATGGAGAATAGAGTAGTGTTGTTCGGGAAAGCTAAGGAAATAAAGGACAATGACTTGGTAATCTCATTGAAAGATTTAGAAGTTCTGGTCTTCTTAAGTAAGGACTTCAAAGATTATGTGAGTAATATTATGTCTAGAGGAGGAACTTACTATGTTCTTGTAAACGGATTTTTGGCAACATTGCCGGAATACACATACGTTTATCCTTACAACCTTGTTGTTACAAAAGAGGAGCAGAGAGAGTCTAATGTAGTTGTATTTTCCGGTAAAGTTTCTGATGTTTATACTTACGAGAACAGATTCAGATTATTTGTTCGTTCCGAAAGAAAGGATAAAATCACAAAGATGTTTGTTACTGCCTTCAGGAGCGATTTCCCTGATTTAAATGTTCCAGTTGGTAGTGATGTTATAGTTGTTGGTAGACTTACTGCAAGTACAAGTAATCCTCAAAACCCATTTATTACTGCTAATGAAATTTTTGTCAGAGGACAAATTAATGAAAATATTAGTAGTGGGGGTGATATCAATGTAGAGAGTGATGATCTTTTTGACGTGGATTCCGATGAAATAGTTTTCTAAAGAAAGAGGGGGGATAGAGCATGCTAGAGGATACCAAGAGAGGCGTAGTAGATGTCAGGGAAGACGAAGCGCTTCACGAATCCTTGTCAAGGATGTCTGTAGAACTAGAGAGGGCTTTTTACGACTTTAGTAAAAATCTTTCTGACTTTCTTAATAAGAAGAAGCTTGTTTCTCTAAAAAGGGCACGTAGAGTTTCTAGGACTTTAGAGGCAAAGCTTAAGGAATTCAGAAAGATGCTTAGGGGATTACTTTAATACCTTACTGGAGGTGTGTGATGGGAGATCTTACCTTGCTGGACAATAAAGTGTACAAAGACGTTAACAATAAGGTTAACCTACTTGTAAACGTAAAAGAGGGCGAACATTACCTTTACCCACCCAAATATATTGATGACATGATTGAGAAATTTTCTAAAATTATTAAGTCTGATGAAAAATTGAAGGATAAGGTTATTATTTACTTTGTTGGTGGGCATAGGGAAGGTAAATCTTCATTGGCTAGGTACTTGAGATCTTCACTGCCAAATTCTTATTTGTTATCCCTTTCCAGGCCAATTAAGCTTATTATTGACAAGCTGTTTCCTAGAGAATTTATACAAGCTAAACCACCGGAAATGAGGAGGTTGTACCAATCTTTTGGGGAGGCAAAGAGGGCGGTAACGTTAAATTACTTTTTAAATATTTACTTGTCTACGTTAAAGGGAGAGTCTTCTGAAATTCGTTATGTTATAACAGATGACGTTTATCACATAAACGAAAGAATTTTAATGCATTTGTTTGATAAAGTTATTTCTGTTAAATTTGAGCCTCGTGATCTTTCTATGTACTATGACCACAATCCAAATCCAAATTACGATACCGCAAGGGAAAGTGTTAAGCAACTTAAGTATCTTTTAGAAGAAAGCGATTACGATATAGAAGTTCCTAGGAATTTTAGGGATTCAAGAGAAATTGCAGATAAAGTGTTGGAGATGCTTAAAAGGTTTTAGGTGAAAAATTTATAAGGCCACCCATTGGGTGGCCTTATAAATTTTTTGGTATGTAGTATTGACAAGATCTCTGTATTTTGTTATTGTTAATCTTGATATGATTATTTCATATCTGTACGGTCCAGAAGGAACTAAAAGCTCAATAGTTTTCAATCAGGTTCAGTTTTCAGAGGCATATAACGTCTCTTTAACTCTTATTAGGCCTAAAATTTACTACCTTTTAAACAGGGAAGAAGATCCAAGTTACGTAAGATTAAGAGGGAGAAGAATAAAAGTTAAAAACCTAGTTCTTTTTCCAGAACAAATAAATAAGAAGACAAATATATACTCAATAGAAAAATCGCATCTGTATAGCGTAGATGACTTAAAGAAAATTCTTTTGTTAATAGAAAGGGCTAACTCTCAAGCACTAGTAATGTTTTTGGGGCTTGATAGAAACCATTTTGGTGAAGTATATCAAAGTCATTACTTCTTACTTGATGTTGCATACTACAAAGAGAGAATTTTTACGACATGTTCTGTGTGTGAGGACAGACAAGCGGTATTTACTCAAGCCGTAGACGAAATAGGCCTAGAACTTTTCATTCCGTCAGTAGAGAGTCAGATAACATACAAGTTGTATGAGCCAAGGTGTGAAAGTTGTTTTGTGTTCCCTTCAGATACTTGACACGTGCTGAGATTGGTGGTATCATATAGGCGTGAGGGCGCTAAGTTCAACTTTTGATGTGATAAAACGAGAAATCAACATTGTTGATGTAGTTTCTAACTACACTTCCCTTAAGAAATCTAATGGAAGGTATTATGGATTGTGCCCGTTACATAAGGAAGATACACCCTCATTTTATGTGAATGAAGAGCTTGGACTTTTCTATTGCTTTGGTTGCATGAGGGGTGGAAGTGTTATAGATTTTCTAATGTATGCGGAAAATCTTGATTTAAGCGAAGTACCAGAGTTTGTTGAAAAAAGGTATGGCTTAAGGGTTTCACAGGAGGTAAGTGTCAGTACCTTCAGAAAGCTGAGGGTTTTATCTGGAAAGTATACGGATAGGGAATTTTTGGAGAAGTTTATTATAGAAAGATTTGGCTTTTTGGACGAAACTACTTTAAATAATCTTTACTATATAGGAAAAAAGAACATGAAAGAATTTATTTCTGAATTTTCAAAGGAAGAAATTGAGTTTTTGCGATCAAAAGGTATTAGTTTTTATTCTTCAGAGCCCTCTTTTTACCATAGGGCGTATTTGTTTATCAAAGACGAACACGGTAACGAAGTTGGAATAAGCGGGAGAACAACGCTTAATAGAAACCCAAAGTATTTGCATTCTAAATTTCCAACCTCCAAGTTTCTTCCCCTGATAGATATAGCTAAAAAGTTTCAGAAAAGTTACGTCTTTGTAACTGAGGGAATCTTTGATGCCTTAGCCTTTATAGCCGCCGGACATCCTGCAGTTTCTCTATTGGGAACTAGGCTTAGTGAAGAAAAGATAAACCTGCTTGAAAAAAACTTTACTGAGATTTACTTTGTTTTTGATGCCGATGACGCTGGAATGAGGGCTAGGCACATGACTGCAAATTTACTTGTAAAGTCCAATAAACTTCCAGATTCGTATTTTTTAACTCCAACTAAGGATGCCGATGAGATGCTTAAAGAATTTGGAAAAGAGTTTGTGGACAAGCTTTTAGAGACAAAGGTTAGAGTAGAAGAAGAATTTATAAACCACAAAGCAATTATTGCGTACAACTCACTTAGTACAAAAAGTGAAACCTCAGTTAAGAACGAAACAATACGTAGAGTATTGTTAGAGATATCAAATTATAAAGAAAATCCTATGGAATATAAAGTGTTAGAAAAGCTTTCGGATATGACAGATTATCCGCTTTCTGGACTACTTCAATACCTTGAAAGAGTGAAAACTTCGTCAAAGATGAAGGCTTATAAGGAGCTTAAAAGCTTTAACGTGTTTAAGTTTACGCTGATTGAGCAACGAATAATTTCCACGCTTTTGAAGTTGTCTAGCCAAGAAAGAGATGAAATATTTAGAAACTATATCAGAAAAAACAAATCTGCTTTTAACCCAGAAGCCTTTGGAATTATTGAATCTATTAGTTCTGGAGATTTAAATTTGGAAGTGGTCAAATTCTTAGCGGTTAATAAATTGCCCGCACCCTTTTCATCGAAGAACGAATTATTAACGAGTATTTTAGAGTTTGTAAATAAAAAATCTTCAATAGAGAAGGTATTGAGGATTTCTAAAAGAATTAGCATGAAAAAAGAAGTTAATGAAGAGAATAAAGTAAAAATGGAGGGTAGTAGCGAAGATGAACTATGAATTAATGAATAAAGATCCTGAGCAAGTAGAACTAAGTAATATTGAGGATTTGATTTTACACATAAAAGAAGATTTACATGAACGAATTCATCTTTCTGCGTCATCATTAAAGCAATATCTGGCGTGTCCTAGAAGTTTCCTTTTTAATAAAATTTTGAAGCCAAAACCCACTCACCCCAGTTATCATTGGGGGTGGTTTGGAACAATGGTTCACAATAGTATATATTATTCTTTTTCAGATTTTGAAGACGGCGAATGGATTCCAAGAAATAATATTGTTCGTTCTTATCAGGATGTCAAGGATTTTTACGATAAGTACTTTCAAGGAAAATTTGAAGATCACGAAGTTCTTAAAAAGATTAATGAGTTTGAACTTATTGACCAAGAAGAGTTTGTGTTTTTTAGACCAACTAAAGCAGAAATTAGTGGCATTTACGAAACTGGACTTTCTTTGATCGAAGCTGGTATTAGGTTTGTTAGTAAGTTGTTTTCAAAAAATGTTCACTCAATACAAGTGGAAAAGGAAATATTCTTTAAACCATCGAAGTTTAGAATATTAGGCTACATTGATATGAAGTTTGAGCATAATGGCAACATATATTTCGTAGATTTTAAAACTTCTAGAGTGCCATTAAAGGGCCAAGAATTGTCAGAGGATTTGCAGTTCTATTTATATAACAAATATTTGAGAGAGAAGTATAATACAAATAGAGTTTATGGATTTTTGGTTCACTTGAGATCTAATACGGCGTATCGTCATACAGTAAACGAAGAAATAGAAGAAAAGAACATAAGAAAAATTCAAATGATTGAGGAAGAAATTCTTAAAAAGAACTTTCCTCAAAACTTTGGGCCTCTTTGCAGGTATTGTGAATTTAGAGGCTACTGCAACATAAAATGAAAATATGCTTTCAGTAGCAGAAGTGAAAAACGTTTTGAATGAGATTTATTCAAGGCTCTCCTTTTTGTATAAGAAAGGATTTATAAAGCATTTTTCTTCTGAGCTTATAATGGACAAAATCAATAGTGATGATTTGGTATTTTATGTAAAAGAGATTTTTTTAAAACCTTACGAAAGAAAAATTTTTGAAGACGAAACTTTGACACAAAAAGAAAAATTAGAGATTCTTGAAGAGTACTCTTATGTATTTTCAGAAATTGATAAAGTTATAAAAGATTTTCTGCGTTTAAAGGAACAGGTGGAAAAAGAAAAAGAGTCCATTGGTCTAAGCGTTGCAAAAAGGTTTGCAGAGAAAAAATTTTGAAGCGCATAATGTAACATATAGAAAGGAGAGGCAATGAACAATACTTTAGATCTACTAGTAATACAAGATCAGGACTTAAAAAATAAAATAAATGAGCACATTTCCTTTTTCATGCAAAGCTTAGTTTCTTTTATAACATTTTCTTACTTAGTTGGAAAATCGGAGGAAAATGAAGAACATAGGCAAAAACTTTTAGATTTTATGAAATTTTCCATGCCCGATCTCTCAGAAAAAGAGATTGAGGAAAACTTGGACATTCAAAAAGCTTTAGAAAGTTTTAAAAACTATACTTTAAGAAGTCTAATTCAAATAGTTATGATTGCGGCACAAAATTCAGATAAAATAAAGGTTCTTGAAGGATTTTCTCACCTTATGGATGAGTACGTAGATTTAGTTATTAATGAAGATTCTATCGATGACAATACCAAATTAAAAATTTTGGAATCGGTAAGGGTTGCAAATAAAATCTTAAACGCTTGATGGAGAGTTTTTTCATAAAAGTTTGTATAATCAAAAAAGGAGGAGAAGTAGATTATGCTAAATAGCCATCATTTTAAAGTGCTTAAGGCTGGTTGGGGAGTATCTGTGGAGGGTCCCTATACCTATTTAGCCCGAAAGTCTGACGGCGCTCCATTTGAGTATTTTCTTAACCCTGCAGTTTACAGTGGTGTAACTAGTGAAGTTTATCATGACGGTACCGGATACAAACTTATGACCGCATCTTACCTGGACGACCGTTATTCTGTTGGTCAGCAAAATAGGCCTGTGTTTGGTGGTAGCAATGCTTATCCACTTTACCTTTCTACTGGACCCCTTGTTAACACTGATGCGTATGAGCTTATCAAGCTTCCTAAATCTGGCAAACTTGTTCCTTGGCTTTTAGTTAGAGCTTACGATTATAGGTTGGCCTCTTTTGAGTTTTATACTCTCACCCTACAGAAGTCGTTCAGCGATCTCTTGACTGATACAGACCTTCCTGGAGCTACAGAGGACGATAAGTTGTCTGCTCTCACCAATGAAGCCACCCTTAGAGGTTATCTTTTCACAAAACTAGTTAACGCTTTAACTGGTATTTTTGGTACTTCTGTTGTTATAGACCCATCTACTCAAGAGTTTTATTTCCAGGAATCTCAAACTCCGTTTGTAGGGGAGCATGTGTTGTCTTATGGGTATGGAGAGCTTAACAAGGGCTCTTACCTTGATGCTCTTCTAAATGTAAACTTTGGTAGGGTTGGTAGAGATTATACCTTTGCTTCGATAAGAACTCCCTATCCTCTAGAAAAACCTCTTTCTGGGATGTTTACAGTGATGCAACGTCCAGAGCGCCTTAATGATCTAAGCCTTGTTGTTAAGAATGCTATACAAAACGCACTTTCTGCATTTACTGATGCTTCCGATACAGTTAAACAGGCATTTGAAGCCTTAGTAAGTAGAGTTGCCGCCGAAAAAGTCAATGATTGGTTTAGAGGCGTGAGCTATAAGATTGATATTGGTGGCGGAAAGTATTTAGAGGCCAAGGTTTTCCTGGCCTTCCATGGTTCCCCAAGAGGTGGTCTTGCTTTAGTAAACTTTGGCTCTAGTAGCTATTATGCTGTTCCAGTTATTCTTGGAGATATCTTTGATTATGAAGAGAACGAATTTGATAGGGCTTATCCTGATTCCAAGTCTTATGTTACCGGCCCTTACGGCTCTATTCCTATTTACGATGCCTCTGGAAACATTATTGGTTGGGCAAGTGATGCCTACAATAAATAAGGTTATTGTTATAGATTAGGCCCCATTTGGGGCCTAATTTTTTCTTTTTGTTTTTTCCTTTTACTCTGTGATAATATTTCTTTTGTGAACTGTAATAGCTCCGCTGTTCCAACTGTAGGTATACATTACATTTTAGAGCTTTCTGCAAAAGAGAAAGATTTTTTGCTTAATAATCATAAAGTTTTGGAGTTCTTTAACAACACACTAAAGGAAATAGAGGCAACAATAGTATCTGTTTCTTTTAAAGAGTTTAACAATTGCGGGATGAGTGGAGTTTTTGTTTTGGCAGAATCGCATTTTTCCTTTCATACGTGGCCAGAAGAAAATTATGTTTCTGTTGACTTATATGTTTGCGGATCAAAAACCAAACATTCTAAATTCCTTAAAGAAATTTCTAAAAAATTTGAAGTAAATGATGTTTTAATAGTTAAAAGGGGAATCAGAGACCACATAAAATTTAAGATAGAGAAATTTGACGTATGAATAAAATATTTATAAACTTTATAAATTACGGGAAAACCTTGGTAGAAAAGCTTTCTAGTGGTGGTAACATTTATAAAATTTTGGGAATTTTTGGAATAGCGATAAATCATCTTCGCTTAGATTTTTTGAAGCATGTTAATTCTCTTTCAGTTTTTAAAGATAAAGAGGCGCTTTTAAATATTTTTCTAAAAAGAAAAGACGAACTTTCAAATATTTTATCTTACGACTCTATAGACTTTAAGAATGAGTACTTATATAGCGATTATGAGTCCATAATCAAATCCTCCTTCGACTTGGATTACCCATACGATGAGAGTTTGAGGCTTAAATTTTCCGGTAACATCACAAGAAGCGGAATGGAGGAAATTTTTAGGTGGAAAGTTATATATAAATCCTGTTATCAAAATACCTTTGACGATGAATTCTGTAGAAATTTAGCAAGCGAAGTTAATATAAACATACTATCAATAGAAAATGAAATTTCTGAAGACGGAGAAATTTTTTATATGCCAGAAACTACTTATTCAATTGTGTTTTACATAACTCCCAAAACTGAGGGGGCTAGAATGTATTTAAATACTATCAAACACTACAAAGAATTTTTGGAAAACATAGACAATTTTAGAAGAGAAATGATATTTTACAAGGTTGCGGCGATTATTTGATAGAATCAAATAGTAGATATGACTATCGAAAGTGTAGAAAAAGTATTAAAGGACCTAGTATCTTATAGGGTACAAAGAAAGGTACCCGTAAAGGCCTCAAGAGCAAAAATTGTAGAATATGGGAGAGGTAAAAATTATCCAGGAACAAGGCCTTTAATAACTTATCGAGCTATAGCTTGGTCCTCCCCAACAGTGTTTTCTATTTTAGTTTTTAGAAAAAATCAGGTGGCGAAAAAAGAAATCACCATAGTTCCTGCCTCAAAAGAAGAGCCCCCCTTTCGTTTTGATCTTCTTGAATATGATTTGGAAGTTTACCCAAATATACCTAGCCTAGATATTTCTGAAGCTAGAGCGCTTACAAAGATAGCGTTGAAACTTAAGAGAAACAACCTTAGCGTACTTAACCGAAAAAAGATAAGAGATATTTTAACTCCAGGGGAGGTTGCACTATTAGATTATTTGAACGATAAACACGTTGATTTTTATTTTAGACGAACAGATGACTCTAAAAGAATTTTGAACTTTTTAAGAAAGCCAGATCCCTATTTTATGGAGGAAAACAGTTGGTTTTCTTTGATTCATAATGTTTTGGACGATCTTCTAACTATTGATAGAGGTGTTCTCTATAAAATAAGAAACGAGAAAGGAGAGCTTGTTGCCCTAACTCCTCTAGATGGAACCACAATCAAACCTGTAGTAAATGAGGAAACAGGAGCAATAGAATACTATGTACAAGAAGTCGATGGAGAGGTTGTAAGTGATTACTTAGATAAAAGAGACATAGTGATTTTCAAACAAAATTACAGTCCAGACATTTACCTTTATGGCTACGGTGTTCCTCCGTTAGAAGTTTTGTACACGGTAGTTTTAACGGATATCTTTATTGATAAAGGAAATTTGGATTATTACAAAAAAGGAGGAAGTGTACCTGAGGGTATTATTGCTGTGGAACCCCCAGGCGAGGCTGAAGGAGATCCTTATCCTCAGCTATCTCGTGAACAGTTGGAAGGTATACAAAGACAATTACAAGCCATTCTAATTGGCGATCATACACAAATACCAATTGTGAGTGGCGGTAAGTTTACGTGGATTGATTTTAAAGGAAAAAGAAGGGATATGCAGTATAAAGAGTTGGCAGATTATGTGGCAAGAAAAATTTGCGCCGTTTATCAAGTGTCCCCTCAAGATGTTGGAATTTTAGAGGGTGCTAATAAAGCCGTAGCAGAAGTTATGGCTTCTTTGACCAAGGCCAAAGGATTAGAGCCTCTTTTGTCAACCATTTCTAGAGGTTTTGATTCTGTCATAAAAGAATTTAGAAAGGAGGGCGATTTAAAACTTTGGTTTGATGATGAAGATCTAGAGAAAGAAAGAGAAAAATGGACTATAACCCAAGGGCAATTATCGGCTGGGGTAAAGACAATTAATGAGGTTAGGATGGAAAAAGGGTTGCCTCCAGTACCTTGGGGAGATACGCCATTTATGGGCCTAAGAAACTGGATTCCGCCACAAGAGGAGGGGCAACCAGGGCAATCAAAACAGCCAGGAGGCAGTCAACAGGAAGCGCAAGCACTTCTCCAAGCGCTTGCGCAAAATAAATCTCTTGTTGAGGTTATTAATCCTCTAGTTAATGATCAAAACTATCTTAGCGATGAGGAAGAAAGGAAAGAAATTTTTAAGGCATTAGGAATAAATATACCAGATAAAAATGAGGAGAATGGCGGTAGAGAAATAAAACTGGAAGATTTTACAAAAGAAGTTCTTTTAAAAGAAATATTAGATTATTCGTTATATTGCGATGAAGGAGAACTTTCTTTGGTCTTGTTAGTACCAGAAAGTATTAATAGAAACAGAATGATTGCGTTTTTATCCTCTTTGGGAATTTTTGAAAGTACGCCTTCTATCTACTTGGATACCGGAATAGTAAAAATTAGTATGAAAGCTTTTAGAAAAACAAATGTACCTAAAGAGGTTGAAACCGAAATAGACAAACTTTTAGAGAGAAACAAGTTTGACTATGTTATATTCTGCACAAATCCGAATGTATTTGATGAAATGACGAGAAATTTAGATGGCTTAGACGTATGTAAAGATAAATTGTCATATCTTACAAATAAGGTTACACAAAAGTTACTGGAAAACCCGATGGAATACCTATTGGATGTGGACTTTGAAAGCAAGGAGGATGTATTAAAAGATATAGTTAAAGGTTTTAATATAAAGTCAAAGTTTGTTTTTGAGAAGTCTTTAAAACCCGAGCAAATTGTAAAGATAGCTAAAGTTCTTTTGAGGGATAGAGAACTTGATAAATCACTTTCGTTGAATAAAATTTACGCTGATTTCTTTCTGCTGTTTATATTAGAAAGTGATGACTTTGAGGGAGGGCCAGAAGAAAATTCAAGGTACGGAAAAAAGATAGCGGAATATTTAAATGACACATCTATTGATACACTTCTATCGTTCATCAGAAGACATTACTCTGGGGACTTGTTGGACATTTATCGTAATTTCCTCATCACTTTTACACCCAAAGATTATGTGGATGTTGAGAGGTTTATCAGATATTCTGATTATCACTTAAAAAGCGATGTTGAGCTTTGCGTTTTTTACAATATTTCACCTATAAAGATAGTTAAAAACATTTTTGAGGACGAGATCTTGCCAATAGAAATGAAGAATGTTGTTAGTAAGTATATATCTGGTGAACATTTAGACGATATAGATTTGTATAACATAAATTCCTTAATTAAAGACTTCTCAGAAGATGAACAGCAATAGAAAAGTTCAATACATTGAACCAACAAATAACGGATACATTGTTCGTTATGTACCCCCAGGATTTGTGCTTATAAATACTGTTACCGGTAACTACTTTTCTTCTGGACAGAAGGCCGGGTATAAAGGAATTCGTGTTGGTCCTGGAAGCGATTGGGTGCTTGTTATAGACGAGAAAAGCCCAGATGTCCAACAGGGAAAACAAATCTTTGCCGGAAATAATATAAACTTAACTAGCACCTTTGATCAAACAAAAAAGCAACTTAGAAGAAAAAATATTCACCTTAGGGAAGTTACTATTATTCATAAAGACTTTGAGAACGCCTTAAGGAATACCGGTATAAATGATTTTATATACCAGAAGGTAATAGAAAAACATGAAGAATTTTTGTCTGAATTAGAAAACTTATTAGACTTCTTAAAGTCAAACATTACAACTATAAACAACACAACAATTTTTAACCAGATAAACGAGCTAATTAAAAGTTTAGAAAATTATAATTTTAAGGACGTTCATGATTTAGCAAATAAATATGGGAAAAAAATAAGAATAATTTTAGGGGGCCTAAGAAATTTTATTGTACAGAAACCTTTATCACCCTCAACCTTTTCCGTAGTTCCCGGGAATGCTGTAGATGACGAGGATGAGATTAGTGCGGGTAAGGATTTAGAGGACATACTTAGTGGATTTTCTTCTAAACTTGATAGTTATCTGTTTTTCTATAGGTTAAGAAAACTTGCAACAAAATCAATGCTTTATGCGGATTTCGTTGGAAAAATTGGAGAAGTTGTTCGGCCGGCAAGAATATCAGATAGAGAGATAAGAAAAACCTTAGTTGAGGATCTACTAAAAATTCATGAAGCGAAGGAAAGTATAATCGAAAGAGAAGATACCGAAGCCAAGTGGTTTCTGGTTAATAGCTTTAGTAGCCCATTAGAAGACCTATTTGTTTTGGACAGCATACCAGAGATATTAATTAAGGAGCTTGAAGACAGGGGAATTTCTCTTGATAATGAAGAAATAGAAATTAAGCTTGATCCATTTGACGAGCCAAAATTTAGTGTCCAGCTTAAAAAATCAAATATAAGAGTTTCGGTGTCCGTAGAAGGTTTAAAGATTAAACCAAGTCAATACATTCAGCCATTTTTTGGAAAATCTGAGGAGTCTTATAAGTTTTCTTCTTCTCCATCAATCTTGCCGCTGTATCCAATTGAAAGAGAGTTTACATTTAACTTTTACGTGGATTCTAATAGCGGAACGGATAAATTTTCTTCTAAATACAGGGTAAGAGCATTTGACTATTCCGGAATGTCTAGTGCAAAAGTACCGGTTTTTTACTCCATCAGAAGGGTCGGTACAAATAGGGACGATTTGAACGATCAGAAGAATAGATTCAGAAGTCTGCTAAGGAAACTCAAAAAGGATTTTTACGAAAGGGCCAAGTCTAACATAGGGAGCTATTTAAAGAATCTTATTTTTTCAACACCAACTGCATCTAACTTTTACTATTATTTGATTTCTAGGTACTCTATGTTAGAAATTTTAGAATACACAAAAAGCATTATCGGTAGCAATGTTAGCGATGAAGATTTTGAAAAGGAATTTTTAAAGAATATTTTCAGAACTGCCTATGGAAGAACTTTATCAATGGATAAAAACCAACGGCAAAAATTTTCTTCTATGTATTCATATGAAGATGGTGAATTTCCTAAAATAACTGTTCCGGGATTTGTTACTGCATCGCTTCATTATGTAAATTATTTGTTTAACAAATTTTCTGAAGCAAACACTGAACTTTATTTTACCTTTGATGATGCAAACAACGATGTATTTTTAGGTACCCCGCTTCATAACTTACTAGATAAAGGCTTTATGATTTCATTTTCAACTTTCACATCATCAACGTTTAAGCGTGTATTAGAGATAATTTCTAAATCTACTGACATTAACATTAATATTAAAGAGGATGATATAAAGGATATTTTTGACGACTTTGTAAAAGAAAACAACAAAAAATTAAACTTTGATGAAAAAAAATTTTTAACAGAGCTTACAAAGTTTATAAATTCAGAAATACAAAACCTTGGTGGAGTGCAAACCCGTGCAACCCAAGCAGAGTTTTTAGAAAAGGTATTTGGAAAATCAATCGAGATGTATATTGGGTACTCGTTTTGTGGAACAAAATGCGCAAAATATGAAAAACCTGGTAAATATGTTATTTATAGCTACGAAGGAAAGTCAGTATATTTATCATTAGACGCTAAATCTTCTGGATTTGGAGATATAAGAATGTTTTTACATGACGAAAATACAAACTCTGTAGTACCAATTTTTATAGAACTTAAACACACCTTGAACCCAAAGGTACAAAATTTGTTTTCTCTAATAGAAGCTTTTAGAGATCTTCTAAACTTTAAAAACGCATTAGGATTTAAGGGAGTCGTAAATGTACACTTACCGGAAATCCTTACTATTAACTCAGTTAAGCCTGGCGCTAATACTCCCAAACCAAAGGATGTTTTTGTAATTTTTAATAAGAGAATTGATAGCGCACAAAATTCAGATTTTGAAACTGTGCAGACACATGACAAGTATAACGTTATAAGGTATAATACTGCTGTGCTTTCTCAGTTTACCCTTTATGGCCCCTCTTTAATGGTTCCAGAAAGGCGTTTGCCACTGAAAGGAGGTAAAACGTGAGTGATCTTAATGATTTAGCGATTTATAGGTTTTTACCAGAAAATTCTTCAAATATCTATAATGCGTTGAAAGAATTTTTTGGTCATGAGGAGTATGCCAGAGAAGTGCTAAACCTAATAACTATGGACGATAAACCAAACGTAGATTTTTTCAGAAAAAATATTGTTGTATTTCCAGACGGTCTAATAGAAGATTTGGTCAACATCTTATTAAACAACGTAAAAGTAGAAGAAAAAACAGAAGAAATGAGAGAAATCATAAGCAGTTCTCCATTACAAAGAAATTTTGATTATAGTTATGTTTTAACTTTTGAGGATTTTCTAAGAGCGCATATGATAATACGAGATGTTTTTGGATACGATTCAAGACAAGAAAAGTTTTTTGTTCAAAGTTTAATTATAGCTTTAGCTATATTAGCAGTTAAAGAAAAAAAATTAAAGACAATCACTGATTACGAAAAGACGACAAATATTATAAAAAGGTTAAAAAGATTTTTTATCGAAGTTAGCAAACTTTCAATTGGCGGGAAAAAATTGTTATAAATTCTGCTCAAGTTCTTGCACTAAAGAGTTTAGTCTTTTTATTACCAGCATGCCGCCTTCGTGTAAGAAAGTCATTGTTGTTGGCAGTAAAGGCTTTAACTCTTTATAATTTTGTAAAAGTTCGTTCTTTACTTCCTCCAGGTCCTGTTTAAACTGCTCTATTTCTTCTTTAAATTCACGCCTGTTTATTTCTGGGTTATCTTTATTAAGATAGGCCCAATCAAGGAAAGAAATGAGGTTGGTTAGGCTTGCGAAATTCATTGACAAAATATTTGCGACATTTTCAAGCCCTAAATTTCTAAAAGTTTCAGATTTTTCGTTAAAGGTATTGGCTAAGAAGTATAAGTCGTTTAACTCTTCTTTACTGTACACTTGGTGAAGTGTGTGATGAACGATAGATCCATAAAAGTCGTTATAAACTTGCTCTAAAGCGTGTTCTGAGCTTTCAAAAAGTTCTTTATATTTTTCATACCCTTCAATTAGATCGGCGATAACTTGGGAGAAAACCTCTGCTGAAACAGATGTAATCTTTTTGGGAGTAGGGGGAGTGTTGTTCTTAACGCTGTTTTTTCTTTTACCTCTGAAGATGCTAAAAAATTTAGAAAGCATATCTGTTTCACCTCTCGTGGGTGTATTCATATGCTACATGATAGCATGTGGTAGCTCGTGTGTCAAGTGTCTGAAGAGTCCTTTTCATAATTTTTCTGCAAAGTCTGCGTATTTTGACCTATAAATATTTTTTAGTTTAACGTAGCTAAACAATGGGTTGGGGAGACTTTCAAGAATCTTTTTTAATCCTATATAATCCGCTATACCATAGCTTTGTTTTTCGTCATAAAGCATGATGAGTTTCGATCCCTCAGATATTCTAGAGATAATTTGCTTTATTAAATCAAGGGAAAGAAACTGAGACTCGTCTACTATAACGATAGAGTTATGAATAGAGTATCCTTGAATCATGTTTAAAGGAATGTGTTTTATGTATGAGTTTATGATAGTTTCTGCTTTTTTCTCATCTCCTAGTATATAGCTTAAGTTTGTTATTACACCTCCAATCCAAGGGTGCAGTTTATCGTCTAAATCTCCAGGTAAAAATCCAATATCAAATCTTGGATCAATGCCTATATTTGGCCTAATTACAAAAATTTGTTTGTAGGAGTTCATGTTTTTTAGTGCGGAAAGAAGAGCTATTAATGTTTTTCCGCTACCAACAGGACCATCTATGATAGTTGCTACATCTGGATTTATACAAGAGTCGTAGGCGATTTTTTGGTAAACATCTTTTACTTTAAAAGAATATGGTATTGAAGTATGCTCTACAAGGCGATATTGATTTCCTGTAGTGTTTTTGTAAACTATTGAATTACTTTCGTCTACCCAAATAATTAAGTATTCGTTATGAGTTAATTCTACACCTAAAAGATCTTTTACGAGTTGCTTGTTTAGATTTAACTTTTCTCTATTGCTTGATTGTGTATATATTTCGCTTAATAAGGACTCTGTAACATTTTCTGGATATTCACTAAGATAAATTTCTTTATATCCAAAGTATTCTTGTTTTCTTTTAATTTCTATATTTGCAAAATACTCATACTTGTCTGGGAATAGTTTAGATTTTGCCTTATTAAAGGTTACAAATTTTTCGCAAGAAGAGACGATTTCTACATTGTCATAATCTAAACAATTTAAAACTTTTTCATATGTTTTATCTCTTAATGCACTCTCTAGGTCTGTTTTTCTTACTTTTAAGTTTTTTAGATTTTTAGCTTCCTGGCAAATATCTTTTGTTATTGAGAAAATATCTATACACATTCTTGTCATTCATAATAACTTATAGATTGCTAATTTTCCTCCTTCCTTCTAGCAAGATTTTTTTGAAGTGTTCATGTAGATTTTTTATAATTTCACTTTCTGATATTTCTGTCTCGTTTTTATCGTATATGTTCTTAAAAAAGTCATTTTTTGGATAATGTTCTGCCATCCAAACAAACATAGCGAGTGTGTCAGATATGTCTTTTGATGTGTCTGGCTTGTGGTCTATTTTTCCTTTTACCCTGTCTTCTATTAGGTTTGACAATTCCCAAAACAGTATTGGGTGATAGAAAAAGTCTATTCCGGCGTTTTCTAAGACTTCTGGAGGTTGCTCACTACCTTCAGAATATATTTTTTCTTTGAGTAGCTTATAGTGCTTATACTCAACATATTTTGAGTATGTAACTTGAGCGCCTACAACTCTATCTCTAATCCATTGACCAAGATAAGCAGAGTTCCATTGGTCAAAATAAAAGTACCTTAAATTAAACCCACGCTTTAAAAGATTCTCTATAAGTCTTTTTATGGCTTCTATTTGTATTTCTTTTTCCTTGAACATGTGTCCAGTAAAACGAAAAACAAAGTCTACTACAGGTCTTACAAGAATTTTCCCGCTGTTGGAAAGTATATATTCTCTGTGCCCAACGGTTAAGCCAAAAGAGTCCCCAGTTTTTGAATCAGCAACTTTTCCAAGACCCGGATCCCCTACAAAGAAGTAATCCACTCCAGGTTTTCCAACAAACCAATCATGAAATTCTAGATTATAAGGATCAAGCTCAATTAAACTTCCATTAACTTCTCTTATTACTTCAGATAGAGGTCTTCTGTAGAAATCTTCCGGCGGTAAAGGAAATTTTAGCGGCCACCTATCTTCTGGAGGCTTCATTGCTTTTCTTAGCTTTTCAATGTCCTTAAAAAACGAGTCTATACTGTACTCTGGAGGTTCGCATTCATAAATAGTTCTTGCTTCCTCTGGATTCAGTTCGTATTCTGATGCAAATGTTTCTTTTGTAATATTTGGATTTGGATTAAATACCCAAGTTGGATATTTAGCTACGAAAGAATCTTTTTTAAACATGTGCTCCTCATAAAGTTTTTTGATCATCCCGTTAGATTCAGAAAATCTCATATAGGAAATGGCCATTATTTTTTCTTTTCCAAAAAATCTTGATCTTGATGATGACCTTAACATTGTCCACATTTTTTCTGGGTTTCTGAAAGTTTTGGCATCTATTTCATCTGCTACAGCAACTAATATGTTTTTTCCTTCAAGCGTGTCAGCTTCTGAGTGGCCAGATAGGAGAATAATGTTTTTTGGGAAAACTATCATCCTTTCTTTTATATCGGTTTCTGGGTTAAAACCAAATTTTACGAACGCACTCTCTCCAGCACTTTTTAGCATGTTTTTAAGAGGCTCAAAAAATACGTTTTGAGCCTGATCTGCAGATGCGGCTACGTTTAAGAAAGTTATTATTTCAGTCGATGGAATTCCTAAATAAGCGTGAGGAGAACGCATGCATAATAGTTTATAAACCAGTCTTAAGAAAATAATTCTTGTTATGAAGTCTTTCCCGCCTCCCTTACCAACCCAAAGTATGAGGTAATTTATTCCATTCTCAAAATCATCCGCTACTTCTAAAACTCTTCTTTGGGCCTCTGAAAGCCCATACAAGCTTTGTCCTAGATATTGCTTGCTGATTACAAAAGTATCTATATCTACAGGCTCTTCTTCATAGAGAAGGTTTTTTAATTCATTCTTATCTGCTGTAGAAATTTTTCCAACATAGGCCTTTTGAGTCAAAAGGCCCTTTATTTCGGATATTAAATTTTCTCTAGGTTGTTTCTTTTTCATTCAGGAAGCTCAAAAACATTTTTGTCTATCGTCTTCACATCTTCAAATGTTTTTGCGATTTTTGTTTTATTTTGGAAAATCTCAGATAAAATTGCTATTAGTTCTTCGGTACTTGAGGCTTCTAATAGCGCCCTTGCGTATTCATCACGATAAAGGGCTTCTTGAAGCTTGTAGGCAGTTTCAGGGTCAAGTTCAGACATGACTCTATAAAGGGCGCTAATAAAGGCCGCCTCCCTTTGTTTATCTAATACTCTTTCTAAGAGGTTTAAGTAAATATTTGTCTGTTCGTTAACTAGTTTTAACAACATCTCACTTGTTCTCAATGCACTTCTCCAAGCTGACAAGGTTTTCTTTTCTTCTAATACTTCTCCTATTCCTCCTCTTGCCAAAATTTCCGCAAGTTCTTCTCTTATTCGTTTAGATAGAATTGCGTTGAATGCTATGTCTTGGCTCAACATCGCCACGCTTGCAAAGAAAGAAGCCAGTATGTTAGCGTGCTTGCTTAAGTCATCATATACAACTCTCTTTATTTCTAGCTCGTCAAATGTGGTCAAATAGAAATCTGTAAAAAACTTGTGTACAGTTGGGTAGCTTACACCGTGCCGTTCGGCTATTTGTTTTAGGTTGTACCCATTTAAGTAATCCCAAAACATGTTTTTTGCTTTACCAGATGAAATTATTTTTCTGTGTCGGGCCGCAACCTCTGGATCCTTTATGAACTTTTCAAACTTCAATTGAAGGTCTACTTCTTCTTTCAAAAGCTTTTTCCATTCGCTTTTGCTTATTTTTTCTTCTTGTTTATTTTCCTTTTCAAAATCGTGTGAAGTATTTGTATTTTCTAAAACTTCTGGATGTTGATTTTTTATTTTTTTGCGCATAAGTCCAAATCCTCCGGATAGAAATGATTCTTTCCTCTTTGCTTAGTTTTATAGACTATCCATATTTTTTCTCCATAAGGAGCGTTTTCAATACTTTTGAATAAAAAAATAGTTCCACCAGGAAACCAAGAGAATGTATCTCCGGGTTCTAAACACTCAAATCCTTCATATGGAAAGGTTTCATAGTCATTTGGGTCTTCTATGTTGTTTTCTTTTATGTAGTTGAGAATGTATCTCCTTAATGTTGAGTAGGGAAGGCCGTACTTTTTTGCAATTTTTAAAATAGGCTCCCCGTTAAGATATTCTCTTAACGAAGTTTCGAACTTTTCGTAGTCTATTTTAGACTTTTTTCTTTGCACTATTAACATTATATCAGAAAATTTTCATTTCAAAAGACGGATAATATTTTATGATGAGGATAGTTTATCCTTTACCACCAAATAAAAGCGCAAATAGAGTAGATGCAGGATTTTTAGATCCCAACTATCCAATTTGGAGAAGGAATGCTGGTTTAACTCCAGACGAACATCCAGGAGTTGATTTTAATTTGTCAGGAACTAGCGGTGATGGCGATTTAAGATATCCTGTGGTTGCAATAATGCCAATGAAGATTATACATGCAAAGTTTCATAGAGTTTGGGGAAATATTGTTTTAGGTGAGGTTTCAAATACTCTTGCTAGAGAATTTGGATTTCCTCTCCTTCATGTTCAATATGCTCATTTAAACGATGTTCTAGTAAAGGAGGGAGATGTAGTTTATCCAGGTGAAGTTATTGGAACTATAGGAAAAGGAGATCCGACAAGGCCGTTCTTGGCGCACTTACATTTAGAAATGAGAATTCAAAATTTACCGCCAGATTATTGGCCTAAAACTAAACAAAATATTGTAGGAAGATATATAGATCCAGTAGAATTTTTAAACAAAAATGCTTCTTACGAAAGAAGGTTCAAGTATGCTTCTTATAGAGTAATAGAAGATAAATCTTTAAATGGCGCTATTGTTAACCAAAACGATTTGGATTTTGTCTGGGTAAGGGTCCAAAAGCTCTAGAATTTGCAGTTTTTGCTTTTTTCTTTAAAAAGAACCGGATCCATTCTCTTTATATCATCTGGAAGTTTTTCAAAATCTGAAGACATTCCGCACCGATTGGCAATAAAGGTTATTTTATTTATAAGCTCGTTCTTTCTTTGCTGATGTTTTTCATCTACAACTACTGCTGTTTTTTCTGAAGATAATTCAGAACTATTTTTTTCGCTTTTATCTTTAACAACCTTGGGGAATTGCTTTTTAAAAAGATCGGGGGACAAAGTTTTAGTTTCCTCGGAAAGAGATTCAAATTCTTTTAGTGTGCCAACATTAGCGAGAAAGTATGACTTATTCTCTAAGTAGTTAAGCCTTTTTTCGTCAAATA